CTTCTACGACGACCACCATTTTGATTTTGACTGTTTCTTTGACTGTTACTTTGACTGTTGTTGTTGTCTCCCATCTTTTATATTATATAGAGATTTTTTTTTATTTATCTATTTTCTATTTATTTCTGATTTATTTTCGGTGGTCTTCCTCTCCCCCTTCCACTATTCGCTAAATCTTTTGGTTTAATTTGTACCACTTCATTTTTCTCTAAAACTTTATTTGATTCTACTAGATTTTCTTCTAAAGAATGGTCTAAAGTTGCATTATCATTTTTAGACAATCTTCTAGATAAATTCCTAGTCGAAAATGTTGATTTTGTTATTTCTGATTTTGGACGTGAAATTCTAGCTTCATTTCTAGTTTCACACATTAACTTACCACCATTAATACCACTAACATTTGTAGCATGATATTCATATTTACCCTGACTCTTACTACTATCAACACTTGATACCGTAAAATCTACATACTCACCTTGTACTAAATATTTATATTGCTTTTCATCCACTACCTGTAGTGAACTATGATATACAAAAATATCAGAATCTTTCTTATCTCCTTCAGTTATTGTTAAAAAACCATATCCAGATTTATTATTAAACCATTTGCATACTCCTTTAACACGTTCACCAGTTGTTACCGCGTTTCTTGTTTCTGATTCTAATGTCATTTTTACACTTATAAAAATAATACAGATATATCTTTATATTAGTTTTATTTCATAAATATATTGTAATCATATATTGGATCTTCATCGTATTTTAAACGCCTAACATACAACAAATATTGTTTCACTACATCTGGAATATCCGCATTTTTAGTTAGATTTTCTTTCATTTCTATTATTTTATCTTCATCTTTCTCATCTTCCCAATCTAAAGAACCAAATAACATATATATCATTATGTATAGGGTCGATTCAACGTCATCTCTTCTACTAGGTTGATGTAGATTGTGTACGTTCAAACTGATATAATTTGGTGTTCCGATTATCCTAGTTAATGGTTTTTCATCGTTGTGTTCTCCATCGATTGTTTTGTACGATTTACAAAATCCGAAATCGATCAAATATATCTTTTCTATGTTTATACTACCATTTGAGTATAATCCAAACAAAAAATTATCTGGTTTAATATCTCTATGTATCAACCCTTTATCATGTATAAATTTAATTATATCTAACATTTTTAGACCTATTGTCAATACGATTGTCAAATCCATTTTTCCGTTTTTTTCAATATTTGACTTTATTGAATCCCCTAATAAATTAATTACCATATAATAGTTTGTCCTATCTACACCATACCATTTTAGATGAGGAATTCCATTAAAATTGAATTTTTTTAAATAATTATAAATGGTCGATTCGTTTTTTAATAATTTTAAATTGGCATCCAATGGCTCTATTTTAATGGCTACATGCTCTTTTGTACGTATGTTTTCACCCTTATAGATACTTCCAAACGCACCTGAACCCAATCGAGATATTAATTTATATTTGTTGTTTATTATCATAATATAATAAAGTAACAATACAAATAAGTTTATATTTATATTGTTATATATTTATTTATGGTTTCTAATTATTTACCGTGATAGTGTTTTATATAAAACATGGTATTATTATGAGGTTGCTCACCATATATTTCATTATTTGGCAACGTATATGGTATTATATTTGTTTTTTGACACACATAAGGAAATCCTATCTGATCCTGTGTTGTATATTTTAATGTTTGCAAATACCATAAATCTAAAAAATTTTTAATATCATTATCTTTATTGAGAAATGCTACAAAACATGTAATCCATACACCCATGTGTGGTGTATGTGAAATCATATTTTTAAAAAATGTATCATCATTATACCCATCTTCTATATAGCATTGATATTGATAAGATACATCTTGATATGGTTGCGATTGATTATTCCAATTAGTACTAGAATATCTACCATCCGATTTAGATGCTGATACTTCATTACCCAATATTCCATACCGCGATTCATGATGCCACCCCATTATTTTTTCTTTATAAATATTATTTAATATATATTCACTTGTTTTATCATATATAATTTCAATAGTTCCATCTAACCATACTATAACATCATACTTTTCTAATATAGGTATTTTTGTAAATGATTGTTTATAATATTTTGCTATATTAAATGTATGTTGATTATTACATAATGAATTTACATAACTATCATCATCTAAATCACTTTTATTAGTCAAATGATATGGTGTTGTATTAATTATCCATCCATTACTAATAATATCTTTATTGTCTGTGAAACAAATAAAATCGGTTTCAACTGTTTGTTCTATAAATTTTTTACAAGATGATTCATAATTTCCATAAATTGCAGTAATAAAACAAATTTTAGACATAATATATATATATTATTATAAATTTATAAAATTAATTAGAATATTCATAACCATTTTCAATTATATTTGGAAAATCTTTTTCGTCATAGTAATCTTTTTCAATAAAATATGTTTTACCAAAACATAAATCGTCATTTATATCACGATATAATATAATCAAATCATCATACATTTTTTCATTTTTCCACCAATTATGTCTCAATACTTTTCCTATTGGAGTATTCAATATATCTGGAATAAAAATAGTAAAATTTTCTTTATTTTCAAAAATATATTTACTGATATAATATTGGTCGTAAGGCCAGTTATTATGACAACTATTATTATTGTACAAATCTTTAATTAAAATGTTATACATTTGTTTTGTAAAATCATTATTTTTAATTATAAATGACCCACTATTTATAAATGTGTTTTTTTTTAAATATGGGTCTCGTGAAAAACAACCTTGTTTTTCATCATTATTTATTAAATTATTAATTATATCATTCAACCAATAACCATTTTGTATCCAAGCATCACTATCTAAAAAAACTAAAATATCGCATGTTGTATTTAGTAAAAAATTATTTACTAAATGTATTTTTTTTGTTGCTGGATGAATATTACCATATTTACTGTCATCTAATTCTAAAAATAAATAATCATACCCTAAAATATCACAAAACTTTTTATTAACTTTTTGAGTTTCTAATAAATAATTTAATGAAGGTCTATTATCTGTTTGTAAAACGCATACTTTTATCATTATATTATGTAATGATAAAAGTATGCGTTTTAAACGTCCAAAGGTGTAAATAATGTATTTGAAATCTCAATAAAATTTGGAGTCTTTTTTTGAAAATTATTTGTTGTTATTGTATGTTTTAATTGAAAATCTGCATCTGTTGTAGAACTAAACCATCTAGTAAACGTTTCAGATGTAAAAACATTTTTCATTGTATGTTTAATTTTATATAATAATATCATATTATAATTCTGTAAAATTAAACATACAATGATTGATTTGTTACTACAAATTTAAGTGTGTTTGATGGAATATTGCGTAGTTCTCTGAGGAATCCTATCGCACCCGTGGTTTCTGCGATTCTCTCCATTTCACTGGAAATATTGTTGATTTTGAGAATCGCTTTTACAAATTCCCCTAAAAATATTTCTTTTTCAGATAACATTGTTTGTAAGAGTGACTTGCATTCTTCTGCATTTTCACATTCATACCATTTCATAGTATATTCTATCAAATCATAGTGCATCATGTATTCTACACCAGTATTAATTTGATATAATTCTTCCTTTTTTAAATAATCTTCGTATTCAGATTTCAGGTATTTTATTGTGTTATTTGCAGAAACATCACAACTATCTACATTGTATGATCTATAATCTTCATTCACCGAGACATTTGTAAAACAACTAAATATTCCACACAATTGTTTTCCTGTCAGACCTTCATATAGTTTTCTCTCTATAAAATTGGCAAATACTAAACAATGAATTTCTCTTAAACCTGATGCAATACATCCTTTTTCAGTGAGGTTATATTGAGGCTCTTGATGTGGGTCTTGCATGAGGTCGGTTTCGGATATAAACCCATCCACTGTTAACAATTTTAATAAAATATTGATATTGTTATTTAAATACTGGTTATTGGATTCTATTTCTGTTTTTGTATCGTTATAGTATTGTTTATAATCATAAAATTGTTCCAGTATTTTTATGTCATTTTGAATATTACGAAAAGCATCCAAATTATCCTGAATATCCCTTTCTATTTGTTTGCGTTTTTTGTTTGTGGATGTTGGTTTGGCGATTAGAAGATTTCGTTGCTCTTCTAAAATACATCTTGGTGTTTGTGTCGTATCCAAACGAGTGTTTAGTTTTTCGATTTCGCTTTCCAATTCGCCTAGTTTGTCTGTTAAGAATTTATCTACTCTTACAACATCTTCCTGTATCATACTGCGTTTTATATAGTTTAAAAATTGTTGTTCGCCTGTTTCTATTAAATTAAATAATAAATTATAGGATATCTTGAATTTTGATATAAGAGATTGAGGTCGACCTTTCATCATGCATCGATATTCAGTTAACTCTACATTTTTAAACAAATTCGTTAAATGAATAACATTTCCTACAGTGTCAATACCTCTTCTACCTGCTCTACCCGCCATTTGAGTATATTCATGAGAGTATAACATTCGCATACCATTACCATCGAATTTATTCACGTCGGTAAATATGACTGATTTTGTCGGCATATTAATACCCACAGCAAATGTTTCCGTTGCAAAAAGCAATTTGATGTATCCTTTGCTGTATAATAATTCAATCATTTCTCTCAATACTGGCATTATACCCGCATGATGTATGGCTATTCCTTTTTCTAAAAGATAAACAATGTTTATATATTCGGGTAAATTCAAATATTCTTCATAGTTCGGCAATTTTCGTATAATCGATTCACACTCTCTCTTGATTGTATAAGAAACTTTGGAATCATCTTCCAAAAGATTCGTTGTTATTTCTTTTGCGCATATTTCTAGTTGTTTTCTTGAAAGCACAAAACAAAGAGCTGGTAACATATTATTTTCTACCATGTATTTGGTTACTTGATTTAATACATGCATACGTTTCATACGAAGGTTTTTGTTTTCAAAAACAGTGAGTATTTTTTTGTTTTTATGATACAATGATTCATTAAACACACCTGATGCGGTTTGTATCGGAATTATTTTATTGGTATGTTCTTTTATCTCATTTTCCAATTGTTTATCTTTAATTAATTTGAAAATAGCGGATGTGGTTGTCATAAACGTATAATGAGTTAAAGGAACAACACGATGATTTGTCGAGGTCAAATAAACTTGTTTATGTGCGTGGGTTTGGGGGTGGTCTTGGTCTTGGTGGTGGGTTTCACCTCTGTTTTCACACCATGAAGCGAATTTTTCTGGTTTATCTAATGTAGCGGAAAGCATTACCATTTGGACGTGTCGAGGTAACATCATGATAGTTTCTTCCCATACTTTTCCTCTGTCTGGATCATTGATATAATGTACTTCATCAAATATAACACACGCTAGTTCGTTGTTTAAATCCATGTCAAATGTAGTAGTTAAAGGTAGTGAGATATGGGAAGTTCCGGTCATTGACATTGCATTCTTTTTATACAAAGTATTTTGTAAAATCTCGGTTGTCATAATCAATACATCCGCTTCTGGATTTGATTTAATATCACCTGTTAATATCCCAAATGAAATATGAGGGAACTTTTTGGTAAATTCATAAAATTTTTGATTTGATAATGCTTTAATTGGACTGGTATAAATTACTTTTTTTTCTTTTGATACAAAATATTCAATTGCGAATTCTGCGGGTAATGTTTTTCCTGAACCAGTGTGTGCTGTTACCAATACATGATGACCTTCCACAATAGATTCAATTGCATATTTTTGAAAATTACTCAATTCAAACGGGAATTGATTGAAATATTCGATGTAGGTTGTTTCGTTCTCACTTGGATACGGAGATTCACAGTCGCAGATTTTTACCATGTTGATTGTTTGTTTGCTGTTTGTTATTTGTTAAAATCATAATCAATTTTTATATTTATTGAATTAGTAAAAAAAATGATTGTGATTTTTGTCAAAAATCAATACTAGTAAAATACAACAACAACAAAAAAGCGAATCAATCACTTACTTATTCGATTACAGAGAGAAATACATATACAAAATGGCAGTTTCATTATTTGATATTTTAGTTGTTATGATGGGATTGTTAGTCGTAGTCAAATATTTTACATCTACCAATAATAAAAAAACATATATTGAAAATCCTTTAGTAACAAAGAAAAATAATAAATATATAAAAAAATACAACGATGGTGACAAGATTATACTATACTATGATGTATGTGATGATAATTGCATGATGGAATTTAATTATAATGTAAAATATGATATTTTACATGATTATAACCAGACACAAACGAATGAAAATGAAATTGAGGTTATTTACATTTAGATAATTACACCGTAAAAATATAAACCTATACAAAAACAAAAACAAAAACAAAAACAAAAACAAAATACATTTATATATTTAAGTTAAACTACATAAACTTATAGTATGAAATAAATATATAAACAATGAATATTTTTTTGTCCATTCTTCATTTTGCCTTCATAACCAATTTTTTAAATAATAATTTTAAACAAAATGGTATTGATAAAACCAATACACATCTTTTAAGTAGAAACTATTCACCTTTTGGTCGAAAATATTATGAAGATTATATTAAAAATTTAAATTCAAAAAATATCACTATTCAAAATAATTCTATATTGGGACTAAACAATACAGTTGAAACTATTGAAGATGATGTTATTATTAAAACCATAAATAAAAATTCCGATAACAACAATTATAACAAACAATACTTACCCAGAAAAATTATCATAAGACAAATCGACATTAAACAATTACAAGATCAAATTAAAATAAATTTTAATAATACATCTACCGAGAATGATAACGATTTAGATAATCAAGATAATTCTGGTGATTCTGGTGATTATTATGACATGTTTGGTAATGTAATTAGAAAAACGAATCAAGAATACCGTGGATTTAATCGAAATGTAAGAAGTGACGATCAACCAAAAAAATCGGAAAATTTTGAGGTTGTCAGAAATCATACAATAACTTTCAAAGAAATTGGAGGCTATGATACTATTAAATCTGAACTAAACCAATGCGTTGATTTATTGGTGAATTATAAAAAATATAGCGAATACAATGTAAGAATACCAAAAGGTCTTATATTAGAAGGACCTCCAGGTAATGGAAAGACTTTATTAGCAAAAGGTTTCGCAGGTGAATGCAAAACTGGGTTTATTCCTGTATCCGGATCACAATTTCAGGACAAATATGTAGGTGTTGGTTCTTCCAGAGTGAGAGAATTATTTGAACTCGCAAAAAAAAATACACCATGTATTATATTTATTGATGAAATTGACGCGATTGGACGCAAACGTTCTGGTGATGGTGAAACTTCCTCATCAGAGAGAGATAGTACGTTGAACGAATTATTAGTGAATTTAGATGGATTTTCCACTAAAAATGGAATTTTTTTAATGGGTGCAACCAATCGTGCTGATCTTTTAGATCCAGCGTTAATACGACCAGGAAGAATTGATAAACGTATATTTATTGGACCACCAGATTCTAATACACGTGAAGCTATTATTAATATCCATTTAAAAGGCAAACCACATGATTCAACTATTAATATCAAGGATTTGGTTGATCTTACCGCGGGGTTATCTGGGGCACAAATAGAAAATATGTTGAATGAAGCTATGTTGAATGCTTTGCGGGATAATCGTACATTTATGGAACACAAAGATATTGATGTAGTTATCAATAAAATCATGGTTGGTTGGCAACCCACAGAACATCAATTTACAAGTGATATTATTGATCGAATTGCTATACACGAAATGGGACACGCAATTGTGGGATTTCTCTCCAAACATCATTCGAAAGTGAGTAAAGTAACCATTAATTTGTCTTCACCAAAAAGTCCTGGATATACTGTCTTTGAAAGTTCAACCTCGAATATTTATACGAGAGAATCATTGTTTGAACACCTCATGATATTATTAGCAGGAAGAATAGCAGAAGAAGTATTTTATGACGTTTCGGTAACAACGGGTGCTATTAATGATTTCGAAGAAGCATATAAATTGGCAGAAAAAATGGTTATTTATTATGGTATGGGTAAAAATATTATATCTCCTAGTTTGAGTGACAAATACAAAGAAATAATAGACGATGAGGTTATTAATTTAATAAACGACGCTTATGAAATGTCCTATTTTATTGTCAAAAACAGTAAAGATTTTATACAAGAGTGTGCCGAGATATTAAAAAGAGACAAATTAATCAAAGCGGACAAATTAAAGAATATCATAAACACCAAATATCCACATATTTTACGTTTGACTATTGATAAATAGTTTTATGCCAAAAAAAGCAAAAAATATTGCATTTGTCTGCAATATTTTTCATATTTATTTATACATTACAAAGATATTTAAACTATAAAACTAATAATTAGATTTCATTTTCATTTTCATTTGCCATTTCGTTTATTTCATTAGGAAGAATATCAACAACTAGAACTGCAATATCATCACATTGTTGAGGCGTGAATTTACCTTGTACGTTTTTTTTATTATTAAGGACGTCATGCATATTCCACATTTGTAACCAACGATTTGTTGTCTGTTCTACAATTGCATTGGCATCCATATTATATAAATTATTCACGTCTTGTATATCGTCTTTCATAATCATCTCCCACAATCCGTCACTACCAATAATCACCTTAAATTTATCATTTTCAGTGAGTGGAATTACTTTGTATTCAGGATCGTATCCAGTTATACTATTATGACCTAACGCTTGAGTACATGCTAATTTTGTATATAAACCTGGAAATTCCCATTCAATGTATTCACTATAAACATTTATCAAAGTATCAGCATCGATCATTTTTATATTGGAAGCTGGAATAAAAGTAACATCGTATTTTAATCTTTCACGTTCTTTTTCATTTTCATAATTATGTTCCTGACTCATATATTCTAATGAGCTATTTTTATAAATGGCAACTTGCGAATCTCCACAATTAATACATTCAATACGATTCGAAAATAGTTTAACCATACACATGGTAGACCCAGATGATTCAATTTTACTTTGAAACAAATTTTGATTTATGTAATTTGCTAATGATTCGACTGGTTTGGATACCATTAAAAGTTGATTCATTTTTTCATTTGGAATTGAACGGATAAAATCAATGACTTTATTCTCTCCATGACCGTCAAACACAACTGCTATTTTACATTTTTCACCTGTCACGTCCACTATATCGTCCATATAAATATAATCTTGACCTTTTGACAATTGATTTATTTTTGATGTTATAGTAGTAGTATGAGTTGTCTTGGTTTGGTTATCAAATAATGCCATTCTGTATGTTAGTAGGTACGTTAGTAGGTACGCTAGTAAATTAAATTGAGTTAGTTAAATTGAGTTAGTTAAATTGAGTTAGTTAAATTGATATCAGTTACTATTTAATCGTTTTTAATAGTTTGTTTATGAAATCAATTTTTTTTTGTTACCATATATGGTTGTATGAACTTAAATTTTTTACTTTTATGTTACTAGTAACAATCGATATTTAAAAAAAAACAATTCGTTTAAAATGTGGGCATTTTTTATAATTCCAATTTAGAAATTATTGGAATTTAAAAACCAAAATGAAAAACAATAAAATATTTTACTGTGAAGGGTGTCTTTTTAAATGCAGATACCATCGCGACTGGAATAGACATATTTTGTCAACAAAACATCAAAAATGGGCAAATGGAAATAATATGGAATTTACATCCAAAAAGAAACTTATTTTTTCAAATTCTAATGAAAAAAAACATATTTGTAATTGTGGTAAAAAATATATCACGCAATCTGGTTTATGGAAACATCATAAAAAGTGCAGTGATACAATGAAATTAGATATAACGAATAATGATAATGTAAAAGGTATGTTGTTTGAATTAATAAAAAGCAATCAAGAATTACAAAAACTAATGTCTGAATTATGTAAAAATGGAAATACTGTTACAAATAACAACAATTTAACCAATATTCATCATATGAACGGTCATAACAAAACATTTAATTTACAGTTCTTTTTGAATGAAACATGCAAAGATAGTATGAATATTTCAGACTTTATAAATAATATAAACTTACAATTATCTGATTTGAGTTTTGAGAAGGAATATCCAATATTATTATAAAAAATTGCGAAATGTGTAATATTGACAAAAACTAACAATTGGATGTCAGGATTATTCTGAGTTTATTACATATTTATATTTTCGTTTTTTATTTACAATATTAAAAAAGTGAAATAAAATTCACAAAAGTTTTTTGGAAAATGAAAAATGGACAAAAATAAATGTCCAAAATTGAAAATTAAAAAAAAGTTTTGTGAAAAACATGTTTTGTGACCATAAATTATTTTTATGGTGTGAATACCAAAAAAATAATTTTAAAATTGTTACGATAAAATTTTTGATTTTATAAATTGCAAAATACCGGCGTTTTTTTTATTAGCATTTATGGCTAATACTTTACATCCAAAAAACGCCAGAAAATATAATTTATACATATAGCTTGATTAATGGTATGTATACTTCGATTATAAAATCTAATTATCTTAGCATATTATAAAATGCTAATAAATGCTAATAAAAATGCTAATATAAAAGTCGCTATTTATTCTTTTACAAAAGTGAAATAAAATTCACAAAAGTTTTTTTGAAAATGAAAAATGGACAAAAATAAATGTCCAAAATTGAAAATTAAAAAAAAGTTTTGTGAAAAACTTGTTTTGTTACCATAAATTAAAATTAGCATGACATTACCAAAAAAATAATTTTCAATTTGTTACGATAAATTTTTTCGCAAAATGAATGCGTTTGTATTAGGCGATTTTTATGTTAGCATTTTATACTAATAAATGCTAAGTGAAAACTCGCAAAAAATCGCACCAAAATATTTATGTGAAAAATGTAATTATAAATGCAATAAGAAAAGTGATTTAGATAAACATATTTTAACTGCAAAACATCAAATGCTAATAAATGCTAACGAAGAAATCGCAAATGTCGCTGAAATTAAATTACACCATTGTGCGTGTGGGAAAAAATATAAACACTTACCAACTTTATCTAGACATAAAAAACAGTGTAACTACATTTCTAATAATGAAATTATTAATAATGATATAACAAATGATAATGAATTTAATATTTTGAAAACTTTATTAGTGGATGTTATGAAATCGAATCAAGAATTACAAAAGCAAGTAATTGATCTATGTAAACATGGTACGGTTGTCACAAATAATAATAACCAAAATAACATTCAACACACCAATAGTCATAACAAAACATTTAATCTGCAGTTTTTTTTGAATGAAACATGCAAAGATGCAATGAATATCTCCGAGTTTATTGATAATATAAAATTACAATTATCTGATTTGGAGAACATAGGAAAATTGGGTTATGTAGAAGGAATATCTAAGATAATCATAAAAAATCTAAGAGAATTGGATATTGAAAAACGACCAGTACATTGTAGTGATATAAAGAGAGAAATCATGTATGTGAAAGACGAAGATACTTGGGAGAAAGAAAGTGACGATAAACAAAAAATAAAAGAAGTAATTAGTAGTATTGTGAGTAAAAATCTAGAATTATTACCAGAATTTCAAAAGAAATATCCACAATGTATGAATTCAGAATCCAAAAAGTCAGATGAGTATAATTTGATAATCATGGAAACCATGGGTGGTGGAATGGGTTGTGGAGAGAAAAACAAGGAAAAAATTATTCGTAAAATTGCAAAAGAGGTGGTTATTGAGAAAAACTAATTTGGAACTGTGTGGTTGGGGAACATAGAAACTACATATCGTATACTTCTTCTAATCTGATTTTTTGTTTTATGTTGTACTCGTCTGGAAACATATATAAATTACATTTTATTTGGTCGTACAACTCGTAGTTTTTGATTGTTTGTTTCGTAATTTTACATGTTATTTTAAGTTCCGGAATATATACCACATACACGAGAGGATTCGGTTTATTTAAACAGTTTTTATTTTTGATATCAATAATAATACCATTAAATGTTTTCTCTATTATTTCTGGTATATTATTATACATATCTAACAATATACATTCGTTTTGTAATTTACGTATTGATTTCATATTGGTGTTTATGAATAAAATATTATCTTCAGACGTCCATTTATTATAAAACTGTCGCGCTTCTTTTGAAAATGTAAATAAATCATGTATTTGTTGCATCTCAATTAAATTTAATAAATCAACTATTCTACGAATAGGACTAGTTATGTGTGTATAAGCGTCTAATTGCAGTGACTCATGTTTGAATGCATTATGAGAATTAGAAGTAGTATCAATTTTGTTCATAACACCAAAATATTCGCTTTTTGATAAATACCACGATTTAACAAAGTTATTGGGTTTGTTTTGTAACCCTAACCCTAACTCAAAACTTTTCTGCATGGTTGTAATATTATTTTTAAGCAAAATACCAGTATTGTTTTTTTTCAAATTTTTCGCAGAGTAATAATTCATTAATATCATTAAATACGCTACCATGTGGTTGCTATCTGTTATATCATATTGACAAACGTATTTTTCAGAGAGTAATTTTGTTACATCAAACAAACTATTGTAATTGCTGTTTGAAATTAATTCTTCTTGTTGGTAAGAATAATTGTGTGATACACTTACAATGGTATTTTTAAATTCTATATTTTCAATCATGATATCTTTTTCATTAGTAGAATCGTAGGTAATAACATTTATTGTTATATCCATAGTAAATGCATATCGATGTGCGTTTTCAATCAAACTACATAAATTACTCGACATTAATGTAGGCAACATGGTTATTTTTTTATCTGGTAAATAAATACTTGAAACACGGTTTGAAAATACGTCCCATAATCCAAACAATTCCAACCATAATGCGACGTTGGATATATAGATGCTCAACATATATGTTTCACTAGTCTCAGAAGATCCCATTTTTTTAATACTAAATGCATCATCGTAGTCTGTAGTATTGACGGAATCAATCGTAAATATATTCCATTCTTTTTGATCTGTTCTATTTTCCAATTCTGGATATTGTGATGAAATAAACTCATTTGTAATTTTATTGAGATCAACAGTAGTAGAATCAAACCTGGTTTTGATACTATTAAAAAGTGCCTTATTAAATTGTTCGATAGATATATTCAGATTTTTACACATTAATTGATAACTGTAATATATATCTATATTGGAGTTATTTACCTCGCCAATTACATTTGTCAATACTCCAATAGGATGTTTATCTTTTTCGCCCCATTTTGACAATGAAAATGTCACATACAAATTTGAGTATAATTTTGAGAAATTTGAATATTTGAATTCATATGGTATAAGAAACGGTGGCAATGTTTTATCGTCGGGAATGCATTTATATAATAGTTTTCCTGGTGTTTTTTTGATGGCAGATCCAGATAAATCCAGTGTATCTTTTCTCTCTAGACGCCCATATGTTTTATTTTCTTTTAAGATAAGAATACCAGGAATGTTTTTATTTTTTGATATCACAGAATCAACAACTTTGATTCTCTGGGTTTGTATTGCGGTGATACTAGTATCACACAGAACTTCCATGACAATATCATTATTGAATAGTTTATGGCTAATAGGATCATAGTGAATGTCTACCTTGTTTTGTAATAGATCCGTATAATACCATTCATCATAGGTTCTAGAGTTGATTTTAATTTGATATATTTTTGACATGCCTGTTGTATTATATAAATAGATTGTACGCGATGTATTTATATAATTTTTCTTTGTTGTGTTTGTTGTGTTTTTGTGTGTCTTTTATATGTGTTATATATGTATTATATATTAATAACAGTCGATAAATCACTAATGTTTGTACTAGATAATGCAATCGATGATTCAGGAATAGTTGGAATATTTGCTGTTATATTTTGACTTGTCGTATCTATATTTGGTATTGCAGGAATGTTTCGTTCAATTTTATTTGGAATTTCGTCACCCGATGTTGGTAGTACCTTTTTTTCAGTGGATTCAATTGAATGGTTGATATTATATTTTTTTGTTATTTTTACAGTGTTGCGTTTAATATTTTGCAATTGCAATCCATGTAATGATAAATCTGGTATAATAGAAACACAGTTCATATAGGTTTTATACTTAAAACTTGAAATACTCGTATTTTTATGAAATTTAATACTATACCACCAATATGCTGGTATATATAATGCTTTTCCTTGTGTTACAGTAAATTCTAGACATTTAATTTTATCAAAATCAGCTTTGTATTCTGGAGAAACATTCCATGGATTAACGGGTGATTTAAATTCAAACAATTCATAATCTTTCACCGGATATAAATATTTTGTACTTTTTGGAGGTGTCATTTTTACTTCTATAGCACCTTGCGTAACTAGGAAAAAATTACGATAATTTAATTCATATTTAAAGGGTGTTACTGTATTATTGGATCCAGACATAACATCATATTTACTATTACATAACATGTAAGGACGTAAAAATTCATCATTGTATTGGAAACTTTTTATAACACCCGTTTCTTTCAAAAAATCTGTGTTATTTGCTGAATAATATGTTTCTGTATCATCTTCTACAAATAATTTATTTGCTAAATTTAGTGATAGTGGAACATAAACATCTACATCAGAATCAATGTTGGTGTTGTTGTTTGTATTCTTAATAGACTGTTTATTGAATGCACTCTCTCGAATTTGTATATCGAAAGAATCATAATGGCTATAAATATAATCGTAACATGTGTTGTTTATGATTTTTTCATTTTCAAAAGGAAATATGATAGGTTGTCTTATATCACATAATTCCTCGAATTTTTCTTTTGAAACATTATCTATCTCATATATTTCTAAATCATTGCTAGTTTTAAAATGAAAATTTATATGTAAATAGATAAATAATACCACACAAAAAATAAATATTGATATCGCCCAATTTAACATTTTATAATTTATGCTATAGTGAATATGTTATAACAATTATGGAAAAGAAATTCTATAAGTTATCGCACTACTTTATTTATTGTATCAGTCTAACTTTTGATCTAGTTTCTTTATCGAAAAATGAAGCTATAACATTATAAATTTTAGTATATATAAAACTGGGTTGATATATAAAACATTTATTTAATGCATATGGATATTGTTTTTTCATTAACTCGCACAAATACAATAGATAATTGTAGTGTTTATCTAAATCTATTAAATACATTTTATGTAGTGAAATATGGACGGTTATTAATTTATGATTTTTTAATATATTTTCTATATTATTTATAATGATTTGTGTCGTTATATCATAAGTATTTTTATTCAGTATTTTTTTTAAAATACTGTATTGTATTATTAAATTATCCTGATCTATATAACAACTATTTTTAAATATATTTTCAGGTGTATATATATTTTTGTTTAGTTTAAATGTTGCATAATTGTCTATAAAAATGGTGTTTAATTTTTGAGTATATTCTTCCTCACAATTTTCGTCTGATTTATTAGTAGTAGATATGATATTAATCATATTTTATAATTATTTATATAGTAATTATAAAATTAATATGCAATCATAGACGCAAAAAATAAAATGCTTTAAGTAAATAAATTGATTATCTATAAACTATTATCTAAATTGAGAGTTTTATTCGAGTTTTTTTTATGTTTATTTTTAAATGGCTCTATATTTTTTGTAAGATCATTCGTTATTTCTGTAAAATTTTCTAAATTATTTGTAATTAATGAATCTAACTTATCTAACTTATCTATTGATGAAGTATTGTTTTGAATACATAAACTTTCATTATTTTCGTTGTTGTTATTGATTTCGTTGTTGTTATTGATTTCGTTGTTGTTATTGATTTCGTTGTTGTTATTGATTTCGTTGTTGTTATTGATTTCGTTGTTGTTATTGATTTCGTTGTTGTTGTTGATTTCGTTATTTTCGGAATTTAATTCATTGATTTGTAAATTTTCGGTTATTATAGTAACATCACGTTTAATATAATTATGAAAATCATCGCTTAAATCGAAAAAATCCTCGTTTATTGATTCTTGTGTTGTGATAAAACTATTTAGTTTTTGACTGATATCCATTATAAATGATTGTAATTTTATAACTACTTCTTTAGTTTGTTTTACATCTTCTGATAAAACATTATATTGTGATTGTAATTTCTGATTCAAATCATTCGATACTGTTTTTTTATCTAATCCATCCAATCTAGTAATAATATTTTGCAGAATAGTGTCATCAAAGTTGTTGTTGTTTTTGCCAATGGTTTCACTATTAATATTATTGTTTGCATCAAGTAATCCCTCATTTTGAAGTTTATTAATAATCAATTCGACTCTGCCTAAACGAATGGTTACTAATGCAAATGCATCTGAAACAGATAATTTACTTATCTGATTTGCGTTATTATTCATATTAGCGTGAATGTTATTTTCCTGATATATGTTATTTTTGGTTGTTCTATAGTTGGGTCTTGATGGTTGATTGGTATTAAAATTATCTTTACTAGATGAATTAGATGCATAACTACTATTTTTAATGGGTGGTGTTGATTCAACGCCACGTCTTTGTCTTGCTGCTGCAATAGATCTTGAACTACTCATTAAAATGTCTTAACATATTGTTTATCAATAATATACGCATTTTACTAGTTGGATATGTTTTATTGTTGTAGTTAGTTTTCTTTTTGATAAAAACTATATAACAAAATTTGCTAAATAATTTCCGGATAATAATAACATTTTTTAAATTTTAATTTCTTTTTATAGATCATATGGAAAGTTTGGAAGAAAAATCAAATTCATCAAATGGGTTTTTTAAATATGTTTTTAATTTTGATGAAGATTCAAAAGGTGAAATGATAAATCTCGTACAATATTCAATATTAGCAATTATTCCTGTTGTTATTCTAAATAAATTAATTCAACGTTTTGTTCCAGAAGTAGATGAAGATAAAGGAAGTATTGAAATTTTAGTAGAAGTAATTATCCAAGTGATTGTTATGTTTGTTGGATTGCTCTTTATAAACCGAATAATTACTTACATTCCTACATTTAGTAAAATGGCGTATCCAGAAATACAAATTATATTCTTCGTGTTACCAGTTTTAATGATTATTTTAAGTTTACAAACAAGGATTGGAGAGAAAGTAAGCATATTAACTGATCGAGTGAAAGAATTATGGGATGGAAAAATGTCTAATTCATCATCGTCAAAAGATTCCAAAAATAAACAAGGACAGTCAAATTCTCAAAACAACAAAAATATTCGCGTGAGTCAACCTATATCAAATAATGGCATGGGTGGTATGGGTGGTATGGGTGGTATGAGTAATATGAATAACAACGCACAAATGATGTCATTACAAAGCTCTCAAATGTATAATGATGGAACTGCTATCAATCAATTACCTACATATTCACAACAATCTTCAGGATCAGGATCTTCTAGTAACGTACAACAACTACCTGATTATAACGCAATGTATCAAGTAGATGCAACCCCTATGATTGGAGCATCATCACCAGGAGGAGGAGTTGTACCAGCTAGTGAATTATTAGGTGGTTTTTTTAGCGGATCATCATTTTAGGTAAGTAGGTAGTTAATGTGAAAAACAATATTAAATATTATGTAGTATATTATAAATATACTACATATTCATCTAAATATCCATCAATTGTAACATGGATGTTAATAAATTAATTCACGCATTGGATAATGAAAACAATGAAAAAATTCTGAATCTAACAACCAAAAAAATTAAGGAAATGAATATGAAAATATTGATGGAATTATCACTTTCGAGAGAAAAGTTTTTATCAATATCACAAAAACTAAATGGATATCGTTATGTAGATGAAATTGATGATTTAAAATGCGGTACTTATCTAAAATGGATAGTATTAACAGATCCAGATCCTGATAATTTACAGCTAAATAAAGGTGCTCTTTTTTGTGAAATTAAATGCAAAGATGACGGTGTTTTTATTGTTTGTAAAAATATGGGATTCTCATCAAGACACTTTCAAATTAAAATGGACGAGTGTTTGTTATTTCAAAAATTGAATACACAAGAATTGATATTATTAAGTGCATTGGATCATTTATCTACGTAATTTTCGTGTTTTTCTAGAACAACTAGTAAATAATCCTGGAATAAATTTTTTAGCACAGATTTTTTTCATCTCTTCTTTGGATAAACATTGGCTATTTTTGTAACTGCATTTACCGTTTTTATATTCACAAACACTTTTATAACCTTTGTTTTTATGAATAAATACTTTGCGCACTGTTTTTTTGCCATGTTTGTGTTTAATCTCTATATTGGAGTATTTTTGCATATGTGTTGTATCCGTTTTATATATAGTGTATATATAATTTTTTTACTGGTGATTAGAATTTGTATTTACATTTGTTGTTGATGTTGTTGTTGATGTTGATTCACTAGAATTATCTTTCTTATTTTTAACTGCCTTTATATTATTATAATCACTACTTTTTAAACCTTGTATTGGAGATTTATTTGAAAATCGTAAAAATAATATTTGTAATTTAGTTTTTAAAGACATGGATAAGTAGAATAACAATACCGAAATAATTGCTGGATTTCTAACTGTCAATCCCAAAGGTGTACTAGAAGTATATCCATATATTCCATTAAATGGTGAATTTACTTTTTGCAATAAAGCATATAAAAATATTGCAATGAATCCTTGTATTGTTAACTGTAATAATATTTGTAGTGCTAAAAAAATACTGCTTCTTTTTAATGCAATTTGTAAATTAAAGTCTGGTATTATATATCCATCAATAATAACAGCACAAAAAAACGCACATATTGAATAAATTGTTATTACGTATAAATAATCTAAAAATGCAATAGGATAATGCCAATGGTTTTCTGTTAAAATATTTGCTTTTTTTGTCATTCGGTTATTAATATATATTATATTATATTATTATAATATAAAAATAGCAAGTATGTATAAATTTAACAGGTATTTGTAACCCATTTTTTTGTGACGGCTAATTCTACACTATCTAATGCACCCTCAACCCACCCCTGATGTAATGCTACTGCTTCACCTACGACAACTACACCATTTATAGGGTGTTGTGCTTTTTTTATAAAATCGGGTCGGTTTTTATATTCAGAAGATAATGGTCCATAATAATGAGTACCAATAGGCCAATAAAAATCAATAATTGCGTCTAAATGCAAAGAGTCGAATGGTAATCCTAGTGATTTTTCTAATAGTCTTGCAAATAGTTTTCGATTTGTTGCAGTATTTCTAAGATGATTCTTTAAAAAAACAGAACCAGAATTATCATTATAAACAATCATGTAGACATTTCGTTTGATATCAATTGGAATTATTTTGTACGAAGGTCCAGATACAATGGTATAAGTTTTTATATTGTTTTTCATCAATAACGCGGATTTACCAGAAAATTTACCATATAATCGTAAAAACGGTTGTCCGTGTATTTGTTTATATATAGGAAATTCGTGTTCGGGAAATAATTTGTGAATACTACTAATAGTAGTTGCTATAACAATTTTCCTACATTTATATTTTTCTCCATTTTCACACGAAACAATGAAACCACATGTTTCTTTGCAATCATCTATTCTGTTTAATTTTGTAACATTTGTTGAGGATTTGATAGTTACATTATAGTATAATAACCATTTTATGATATCATCTATCAATTTTTTCCAGGGTACAGAAAAAGCTTCTAATTTACTAGAATTGTCATCCATATCATAATAGTATAGAACATCATGTATATCCGCATTTTCATAATCAGTATAACCAGTAGAAATAACAAAGTTTTGATAAACGGATTCACCCAGTATATTTATCGCAAAATCACGAAATGTTATTCCTTTATACAAGGATGGCTCTTTGTTATACATTGTTTTTAAATAATTCATAATTTTATTCACGTCTACAGCTATAACTCCAGGTCCATAATTTTTTACCACGTTGTATTTCCGATGTGGTATTTTTAAATCATCCAATAAACGTATAAGTAACCGGTCTTTTTTTTGTCTACCAATGCCTGCTCCTGTTACAATATTGGCTCCATAAAAATCAATATTACTAGTTCGACCACCTAACCATGCTTTTTTATTTTTCTCCAAAATCAAAATAGATGAATTTGGAGATATTTGTAAAATTTTATATGCGCTATACAACCCAGCGATTCCACTGCCTACAATAACAAAATCATACACTGCGTACATATAATGATATACTATGTTAATACATTTATTTTCGAGTAAATGATATATTTTTTTTTGTTTTAGTAAATTTAATTCTTGGTTTATTTCTTTTTTTACATGTGAATTTTCCACGTTTCATATTACGATTATTAAAAATTGTTTTCGTACATATTCCAATAGATTTAGGCTCACTTTCAATAGAAGGTCCAACTTTTTTTATACAACTACACAATTTATTTGCTAAAATTGTTTCTGCCTCTTCTTTAATATTTTTATTATTATTTGGAATTGAAATATTATAATATTCTAAAATTTTAATATAGTCTTTTTTGCTTATTTTATATGACATTTTTATGTATTTGATAATGAAAGAATAGTATAGAATAGTATAGAATAGTATAGTATATATGTATGTAGTAAATTATATATAATTTAATACAAATTTATATTATATATAATAAATATTATAAATTTTTGTCATTATAATTATATTATTATAATATATGACTTTATCGTTATCAAATCAGGATAAAATAGTAGTTTTTGATGTAGATGAAACATTGGGTTATTTTACACAAATGGGTATTTTTTGGGACGCATTAAATGTTTATTATAAAAATCAAGAGCATGATGAAAATATAGTAAAGTCACAACAAACACAACAAGATTTATTTAATACCTTGATTGATATTTATCCAGAATTTTTACGTGTGAATATATTGGCAATAGTAAATTATTTGAAACGAAAAAAAGAAAATAAAAAATGCAAACATATTATGATATATACAAATAATCATGGTTTAAAGTCGTGGATTAATTTAATTATTAATTATTTTCATGAAAAAATCAATTACAAACTGTTCGATCGAGTTATTCGGGCTTTTAAAATAAATGGGAAAATAATCGAAATGTGTAGAACAACAAATGAGAAAACTACTAGAGATTTATTTAATTGTACCAAAATTCCATATAACTCGCAAATTTGTTTTATAGATGACGTATATCACTCAAATATGGTGGACGAAAATGTATATTATATAAAACTGAAACCATACACATATAATTTGCCGTTTCAATTAATGATTCAACGTTTTCTTGTATCTAAATATGGTAAAAAAATCATTGACGAGAATGATTTTATTGATTTTATGGAGTCGTTTATAGGTAGGTATAATTTTGTTTATAGCAAAAAAAATGAAAAAGACTATGAATTAGACAAAATAGTGAGTAAAAAAATAATGATTCATTTGCAAACCTTTTTTGATAAAAAATGGCAGAGTAATGATACGATGAGTAGTTTGGAATCGTCTAACAATATGGATAATATTACGATTAAAACAAAAAATAGAAATAAAAACAATCGTACTAAAAAATATTATTCACAAAAACATAATAAAACAAACAAATATTTGTAATGTCTTAGTAATTATGAAGAAGAATCTTTTTTATGTGGTTTACTAGTAAATTTATTTTTAATTTTTGATATTGTATATTGTAAAATAGTTTCAAATATAGTGGTAGATAATAAGAAAAATCCAGCAGTAAAAGCGATTCGTTTGTCTAAATGGTTGCATTGTCTACGTCGCCATGGGTTAAATCGATAAAGTAGAAAAAAACATACGTATAATTTTACTATGTTGTGTAATATATATATATATTGCGGTGAAACAAAATAAATTCCTAATGCCAATGAAATATATAAAAAATAAATAACGAATAATATAATGTCGAGTGTCTTATTTTGAATTTTATCTATATTGTAATATTCCATTTTTGTTTTTATAATAATAAAAATAACTATTATATATTGTAGTTATTTTTATTTTTGTGTGAATATTGAATTTACACATTTTGTTATACTATCCTTCGTCCACATAGCCAACATCATTGACCTGATATTTCTATATTCTCCTATGGATATCACTCATTTTCAATAGTTTCTTTCTTTTGCAATTTTGAATATATGTCTAACGTACGCGCACTCGCATCGGTTGCTTTAACATATCTTGGCATCCAATAATAAGGTATTATATTATCCGTATCTTTGTAATAAGAATTAAATAAGAATTTATAATATTTTTTTTCAATATCGGATTTTGATATTGTAATATTTTTATCAATTTTTTTTTCAGATTCTATGTTGGTCAATATATAATGTTGTATGATATCGTATAATGAGTTTGTATTTTTACTTACACCATCACTAAATGCCTCTTTTGTTCGCCATATAATTTCATCTGGGAGTAATGGGTTACCTTGTGAATTTTTAAAATATGTTTTAGAGAATGCTGTTCTTAATAAATATTTTTCACATAGTTTGTTTTTAGGATGGAAACGAACACTTGGATGTATCGATAAATAATACTGGACCCATGATCTATCTAGAAATGGTGTTCTTGGTTCTAGCCCATGACTAGATATACATTTATCAGATCGTAATACATCAAACGCATGAATGTTTTTTAATAATCGTCTAGTTTCTTTATCAAATTCAATTTCATCAGGACATGCGTGCATATATAAATAACCACCACATAATTCATCTGAACCGTCTCCATTAAATATTACTTTCGCATTACTATTTTCGGAAATATATTTTCCTAATAAATAATTTCCGATGCTCGCTCTTACAGTTGTGGTATCATAACTTTCTATAGCATATATTACTTCATTAATCGCACAAATGAAATCTTCTTCTTTTAATAGTATTTCTGTGTGTTTTGTACCCAAATAATCAGCCACGATTTTAGCATATTTTAAATCTTCGGACCCTTCTAACCCAATACTATACGTTTCTAGTGGTTCAGTTGAAATATCTTTATGATATTCATTTACTAAAGCAGTAACTAAACTACTATCCAAACCACCTGATAATAAACATGCGATAGGACGTTCAGTAATATAACAACGTTTTTTAATAGCATTTGTAAAGTAATATTGCATATTTCTATAAATAGATCTCATATCCGTTTCATTGTTAACGTCATCTATATTATACATAATAGTGTTAAATCCATATGTATGGTATCTTTCTTTTTTATTAAAAATCCACTCTGATGAAACAACGTGTGGTAATATGTAGACAGAATATGTTCCTGGTTCAAAATGTTCGATTGTAAAATTCTCGTCTTTGAATTCATGTAACATTTTTATTTCTGATGCAAATCCTATTAAATTATTGCCGTTTTCAAATTCATTGTTTCCTAATGTAATGTTACTTGATTTTTGTGGTGAGAATGTTTCATTATAAAGAAAATACAATGGTCTTACACCATATGGATCACGTGCAATATATGTTTTTGCATAGTCATTATTAATATCATAATCACAGAGTACAAATGCAAATACACCATCCAACATTTGTAACGTTTGATCTATACCGTATCTTTGATACAAATGTATAATTACTTCACAATCAGAATCTGTTGTAGGTGTTACATTCATCATTTCATACAATTCTTTGTAATTGTAAATTTCACCGTTGCAAACAAGAGTAATATCATCCATTATCATAGGTTGATTTGATTTAGAATTTAATCCATTGATTGCTAATCGATGAAAGCCCATAATTTGTTTTAAACCGATACGTTCTAATTTAGAAAACTCAGGACCACGATTTCTTCCTTTATTAAAATTATCAATAATGAATTGATTACTATAATTTGTATTATTGTTTAATAATGTAAAAATTCCGCACATATTGTAACACTGATATTATATTTCTGCTTTATTATGGTAAGATAATATTTTACTATTAATAGTTATTTATATAACAATGTATATCTTTATATTTGTTATAATTGTTATATATTTTTTAGTTCTGTTTTTATCTTCAATTATAGTAATACTATATAAAAGTAAAAATAAGAATATATAACAATAAAATAATAATAACATTAAAATGAATAATTCAAACACAACTACAAAGTATGAATGTTCGTCTGAAATACAGACCAATATGAATAAAAAAATATATGATAGAAATGTTCCATCCTACTTGCTTCAACCTTATATAAATGTACGACCTGTATCAACAAAATATTCATTTTTTCCTATTGTAGATCCTAGAGCACCTATCAATGTACCAATGGCCCAATTTCCAAGTTATAACACCAATAAGGTTTTTTATCCAGGTAATAACACAGCTCCTTTTTCTGGATATATGCAGAATGTAAATACAGAGAGCGAATTAAGAAATCAAATATATGCTTTACAAAAATGTCCTCAATCAGAATATGTTCCTTCTAGTAAAAGCGATCTTTATCAATATAATATGATATTAAATTCAAATATAACACAGTCTAACACAGTAAAACAATCATTTCCTTATTTGTTTAATGAAGAAAAATTTGATAATTTTAATCCAAATAAGGATAATTTAGGAAATAAGACATTTAATAATTGTACTCGTGTGGAAATTCGTTCAATGGATACTCCATGTCCGTAAATTTTAGCGATTCATCATAAGACACACCAATATGTAAAAGTGTAATAAATAATATGTAAATGTAATATATTATTTATTTTGGTGCGGATATGAATTCCAATGATGAATATGTAAATCAAATCACATTAAAATATTTGACAAGTATAGATTATAAAGATGAAGTTCAGGGGTTGGATGATACACATCATAAAGGAGATAAAATAAATAAATCAAAACCTATAGGATCGAAAATATACAAGCAAAAGGATAAAAAATTTTATAAAAAAAGAATTTCAAATATTATAAAATTGTTATTGAATGACGGGGTTGATGGTGTTAATAACGAGGATAATACCAAAAATCCCCCGAATTACCCCTTTTTTCCTGATATTAAAAATACATTTGATATTTTTATAAAATCATGTATTGATTATTTAAAATCTCAGGATAAATGTGATATTATCCAAAGTGACTATAATGATTTAGATATGGAAAATGTTACCACCAATAGTGAAACTAAAAACCATGATATTACAAACAACAATGAAATAAACGCATTGATGATGCGTAAAATAATAAAAAAAAAGAATTCAATTGATTCATTTGTAAAACGCACGTCTACCCAACAAACAACTACTATAATACCACAGAAAAAAAAAATAAATTTGCAAGATCCAGAATTAAAAACTAAGGGGTTGGTATTAAGTGATACTCTAGCAACACACAAAAATGATACGCACAATAATGATAAAAAAATAGGCGAAAATAAAAATAATAATATATATAAAGAAAATATACAAAAATTAGACATTTTATCAAAAAATGTTAACCAGGAAGAGAAAATCCCAAATGAAAAAAAAAATAAAAAACAAAAGAACAAAAAAAACACGCTACAGTTATTCATTGAAAACCTTGAATGATAAATTTATACACGACCAAATGAAAAAAGAACAATGTAGTCCTATTTCTATACAAAATGAAAAAATAGGAAAGAAAACAAATAAAAACAGTTGTTTATCTGATAGTGCTTTAATTCGATTGAGAGATCTTTGGAATGCTAGACATCCTGATATTATAATAAAAACAAACGATCCTCGTGAAGTATGGAAAAATCTATATTATTATATGAAAAATACATGCAATAAAGAATCATGTTGGTTAAAGCAAAATTTCGCGAACAATGACAAATATTTGAAAAAAGAATTGGATGAATCTTTTGCTCCGGAGTATCCAAAAGAATGGAAAAAAAACCCTAACAAATGGTTATCGAGCGTAGATATTTTGAATGTAATGAAACAATATGAAGAAGCATATAAATGTTTCAATTTTATTGGACCGTCCCCAATAGATTATGATACATATATGTTATATGGTGAATGTGTGTGGAACGAATTATGTCATTTCAATTTACAAAATGAGTTAACCGCAGGTAAAACGAAAATAGGTGTGATTTTTAATTTAGATCCTCATCATAAGGGTGGTTCGCATTGGGTTTCGCTTTTCATAAATATTAGAAAAGGCACGATTTTTTATTTTGATAGTGCTGGAGAGAAAATCCCACAGCAAATAGAAAAATTTGTGAAAACTGTTATGGTCCAAGGACGAAATTTGTCTGAATCAAAACCCATTAACTTTGTTTTCGATCAAAATTATCCGGTAGAACATCAATATGGTAATACAGAATGTGGTGTTTATAGTTTGTTTTTTATCGTACATATGTTAGAGGATAAAATAACGGCATATTACTTGAAAAATCATATACTTAAAGATCAATATATGGAAAAATTTCGAAAGATTTATTTTAATGGTACTACATAATTAGAAACCCATGTAAATAAAAATCGCACAAATAAAACCCGTACTATGAAAAAACTCGTAAAAATAACAAATAAATTAACACAAAAAATAATATAGTAATATTTAGTTTGTAATATAAATATATAAACTTGTTAAATGACATCCAAAAATAGTTCTCAATTTTTATCCAAGGAAAATTTATCCGTTTTATTTGAAGTAATTGTTGATGAATATAAAAATTATATTTTAGATAAAAATGCATTTAACATAGCTTTTAATGAAATGGTCCAAATGTTTTATTATAATCAAATTAAATCAGGTAATCAAACTATATATGATATTGTTGGTATGAATAAACAATTTATTTCATTTATTTCATTAAGATTAGAACAAAAATTCAAAATTCAAAAACAACAAAAAAAACCAGGTATTGACAACAACAACAACAACAACAACAACAACACTCAGAGTCTCATTACAAATAATTCTACTATAAAATCTAAGATAAAATCGAATAATATAGAACTACAACATGTAACAAGTGAAGATATTAAAAATGGACGATTAGAAAAATTTGACAAGGAATTATCGATAAAACAAAATGAATTTAAAAATGCATTTAATAGTAATATTCCTGAAACACCGAATTTTAAATCTCCAGTCGATGGACCGATAAGCGAAATGGATGTTTTAACGAAACAAAAATTGGAAGAACGAGAGAATGAAATTCAAAATATCTATAATACCAACAACCTCAACATAAACAGTGGTATGAAAAAAGAATATGATTTTGAAATTAACGAATCAAATGATTGGTTACAATATTTTAGTTCTCCAATTGAAAAAAAAGAAACAAATATTAGCAGTATTATGAAATCAATTAAAATAAATGAAGAACTACCTAAACAGAGTGTTGTCAAAGAAGAAATTGCGATACAACAAAATAGAGAAAATGATTTTAAGTCAATTCCAAAAAAAAATATTTCTTGGTCTGATGAAAAAGGGTTGAGAGAAGACAGTAATTTTATTAAAATAAAAATATTAGAAGATGAACTACCTGAATCGAATAGCAATAAAAGCAATATTTTTTCAAAATTGAAGAAAATAGAAGGTAGAGGAGAGAACCAAAATGATTTTGATGAATTGACACCTACACCATCGATTGTTGTTCCTTCAGTAACAGACTCGGAAACAATTGTTCGGTTAGAAAGTAAAATAGACAAATTAACTAGTGAGATTAATAAATGTTATGATGTAATTACGTTGTTATTTAATACGATAATGTCATCAACCAATAATGCAACCAAAACATCTGAATAATAATAAAATTGAAGTTTAATTTATATCATAATTATATAATAAAATATATAATCATGAAGTTGTCGTCATCTATATATCCAATTGGGAGTATAATTATGTTTATCTATATGTGTAAAAACTGTGTGAACGCATTTTTATGTAATGATCTAGTATTTAGACATAAAAAATATATTTCATCATCTATTCATGATTATCAATACGAATATCAAAATGATTGGTATTCTGGTGAAGTACCATGGGAATTTATAGATTTGGATAATGTTAATAAACATGCAATAATTGTTTCGAATGAATACTGTCTGGATAGTAATACTAAAGATTCAACTATTGTCAGTATTTTTGAGAATACAAATGAATATACAAATGAATATACAAATGAACGTACAAATACAATTAAGAGTGAATTTGACAATGTCATGATGACAAAAGCTATTGTGTCTGGTGCAATGAAAGGAATTTACGTCCAAATAGTATCGATTGATAATATTATTACCTATACTCAATGTTATACAAATAAAGTAATTGACATGGATATTGTATTAAGTTTGTTGTATTATATACTTTATGAAAAAAATAAAAACAATGAAATAGAGAATATAATTATATTGAAAAAATACAATAATATTGAACTTTTTGAGAAATACATAAAATTACGTCGTAATTCGATGTTTATGATAATCATAATGTATGTACTTTTATTTAGAGGTATTTCAAATGTGGAATAGCGTTGCAGACATAACAATCACAAATCATAGATAGTTTCCATGGTTAAACAAACACTATAATCCATATTGTTTAAGTTTAAAATGCGCCCATATTCATCCAATAACTGTATTTGTAATTTTTGGATATTAACTGGTCCAAAATATTGTCGTGGGTAAGTAATTAACCCTAGATTATTTTGAGATATTATATTGAAACCTCCACCAGTTATAGCTATTCTAGCTAATATATTTTTATTCAAAATAGAATCTGTAAAAGAAGCATAAAAACCATCATTAACGTTATTGTTGTAATCATTTACCACTAAATAAATATATCTATGAGCTAATAAATCAATAATTCCTTCTGAAACATAAGTTGAATTATTGACATACACACCATTTCGAAACCCCATCATCCATCCCAATTTTAGTGGAAGTGGGGTTGTCTTATTTTCTAATCCATTTGCATCTTTTATAAAATCAAGTGTGAAATTAAATGTTGTATTTATATTTCCATTAATATTGTTATCTCTTATCCCTACAATCATTTTTCCTGTGCCTGATATTCCATTGGAAATATCTAGTGTAAAATAAATATATTTAAAATTACCTGGAGCACTCGATAATATATTGTTGATGCAATTAACAAAATCTTCTGAAGTGTAGTTACCATCTGGTACAGTGACAACAAAACTAGTGTTGTTTATTATCAACGTAAAATAGTTGTTGTCGAATGCTTTATTGATACTGTAAAACGTACAAGGAAAATCCATGGATGCTAATTGTAGAGAGACCACATTTTTAATTAATAATGGTAAATCATAATGATAATTGGATGACGTATTTGCATAATAATTATCTCGAAAACGTGAATCAATATTTAGCGTTTGACGAATAGTACGATTTCTTAATGGATTCATTTTTCCTGGTACAAAATTACTAGGATTAGATGTCAAAAAAATAGTCTCCTCTCTGTTTTGAATAAAGTGGTCGTCTACTTGTACTAATGGATTCATTGTTTCGTATGTTAATTCATAGGTCTCCCGTTTGTTTTTTTCACGTAAAGTTTTTATTTTTGAAATTATTTTATTTTTTGCAGTCGAAATAAAATCGATTATTTGTTTTCGTAATATTTCATTAATAGATGTTGAATTTAGTAATTTTTTTTGTAGTTTTAATTCTTTATTATTCACATCGAGTAAATCATATTTTTCGGATAAACCGAATAAATTTTCCAATTCATTTATATTATAATTATTAACATCTAAATCAATATCCATATTTTTACTATTATAATATTCTTATACTATTTATAATATATAATTACATTTATAAATATTTTAACATAATAATTTATATAATATCTTACATTGCATATTAATTATCAAAATGACAGTAATATCCATGTTTGGTACAAATACATCTAATAATGAAGTAAGATCTATGTTTTTTGTATCATCCAAAAATAACACAAGTAACGAAACATTATATTGTAAACTAATTAACAATACTGATGTTCGTAAACTAGTAGGATATTATTATGAGTTTTCGGTGGGTAATATTGATTCATTAAATAAAAAGCTAACTTTAGACGAATATAATACATTGTCATTAACATTAAATAATTTAAAAAAATTTGAAGATCCTACATCATGTTATGAATTATTACGTTTAAATTTAGTTAGATCATTGGAATCCCTAATGAAAGGTTTAAGTATTTACAATAATTTAATGGCGTATAAAAATAACGAACCAAATTATGAAACATGGCGAATCACATATTTTAATAAACAAAAGTTATTAGATAGATATAATGAACTTCAAAAGTCCGCTGTGAGTTTTTTTGATGATTTAAATGTTGATGCACCACTGCTTACTATTAAAAAAGAATATTACATATATATCAAAAAATATGGTTATCCACAAAGTGGTATTTTTGATTCAGAAAAAATTGCTAGTATTTTAGAGAGTATCGAGTAATTGTTTTATGTATTTTTATTATTATAAATAAAAAATTTATAGTAATATATATAAATATGCCAAAAGATTGTAAAAATGATACAAATACAAATACAAATTGTGGATGTAATTCAAATGCACACGGGAAAAAAGTAACAACAACTGCTATAAATAATATCGAATATTCTAAAAAATGTACACCACTCGACGAAACAATATTATTACATGATACGGTTATTGATGGAAAATTAGAAGTAGATGGTAAAGTAAAAGTAGATGGGAAATTAGATGTTGAGGGAAAAGTATCTTTAGAAGGTAAGTTACATGTATCTGGATTATCAGAATTAAATGATGTTTTAATAAATGAAAAATTAACAGTATTAGATGATACTATTTTACATAATACAGAAATAGATGGCAGTTTGAATGCAGTTGATTTAGCTGTTACTGGTATTTCTAACTTGAAAAAAGTGATAGTTGATGGTAGCTTGAATGCAGTTGATTTAGCTGTTACTGGTATTTCTAACTTGAAAAAAGTGATAGTTGATGGTAGCTTGAATGCGGTTGATTTAGCTGTTACTGGTATTTCTAACTTGAAAAAAGTGACAGTTGATGGTAGCTTGAATGCGGTTGATTTAGCTGTTACTGGTATTTCTAACTTGAAAAAAGTGACAGTTGATGGTAGCTTGAATGCGGTTGATTTAGCTGTTACTGGTATTTCTAACTTGAAAAAAGTGACAGTTGATGGTAGCTTGAATGCGGTTGATTTAGCTGTTTCTGGTAACGCAGTATTCAACAACAATGTAACCGTTGATGGTAGCTTGAACGCGGTTGATTTAGCTGTTTCTGGTAACGCAGTATTCAACAACAATGTAACCGTTGATGGTAGCTTGAACGCGGTTGATTTAGCTGTTTCTGGTGACGCAGTATTCAACAACAATGTAACCGTTGATGGTAGCTTGAATGCAGTTGATTTAGATGTTTCTGGTGACGCAGTATTCAACAACAATGTAACCGTTGATGGTAGCTTGAATGCAGTTGATTTAGATGTTTCTGGTGACGCAGTATTCAACAACAATGTAACAGTTGATGGTAGCTTGAATGCACTTGATTTAGCTGTTACTGGTATCTCTACATGTAACAATGTAACCGTTGATGGTAGCTTGAACGCGGTTGATTTAGCTGTTTCTGGTATCTCTACATGTAACAATGTAACCGTTGATGGTAGCTTGAATGTAACTTCAATCACTTTTCCAGATAATACAGTACAAACTACTGCTTATAATAATGTTAACATAACAGAATTGTTAACATTTGGTAAAAAAATTGCTTTTACAAGTAGCAATCAAGTTATATATGATATTTTACATCCTCTAACCACGATAGATATGTACGTAATAAAAATTAACATCTTAAAAATTTACAATAATAAAAATTCCACTAAGATTGCAAGTTATAATGCAACAATGATTATAACAACCGATTTAATACCATCTAATACTATTACTATTAGTAATGTAAATGATTCATATTCAAGTAACTCTATAATGTTAGCAATCGATGAAAGTAGTTCAAAATTAGAAGGTATATCAATATCAATAAACAGAAGTGTTGTTAAAATTAATTTTATAAATTTAAACAATGATGAAATCAAATACATTTTAACCGGCGAATGTATTAGCATAAAATAATTTATTCATACACACACTATAATTATTTGAAACAGGAAGTATTCCAAATAATTATATACACTAAGATTTAGGCATCTTTTTTTTTCTTTGGTAATTCTATATATAATGTCCATTCATTTAGTTGCAAACAATACTGAGCAAAGTCGAACTGTTAGTTGGACAATGGACCTTACTTTTGTTCTTGTAGAACAGTACCTACTGGTAAGTGATGCTACTAGTATTATTGGTGATATTACTAAGGTTACACTTGCGCCAACAGAAACATTCGCTAACTTATCTTCGTTTCCAAAAAATAGCAAACTAATTGTTACATTAACACAAGTAGATGCTAACTTAGGCACACGAAAAAGTTTAGCTGTAACTTTGGATTCTTTACAAATTCCACTAAGACCAACACTAGTATCAGCTACTGGTATTGATAAAGGTATTGCAGTATCTTTTACAGTTCCAGAAGATAGTCCAACAGCAACACAATTGGTTATTATTCTTACTAACGCAATTGATGATATGGCTTCCTTTGAAACGGCAATGCCTTCTCTAGGAGCAAACGGTCGATATGAACTATCAGTAACATCAGAAGAAATGTCTATTATTCAAGACAATGATCCAACACCTTACGAAGTTAGTATTATGTTAAGAAGTAATAATGGTGATAGTGATGTATCCAATGTTTTATCTGCTACACCAAGCAATTTACCAAACGCACCAAATCTTATTAGTGTAGAAACAGGTGGAAGTGGAAGTGCTACTGCTACTTGGGATGCTCCTATTGATAGTGCTTACTGGACGGCAACTGCTGTAACATTATATGTGTATAATAATAGTACTTTCAGCACCACTGAACACTTAGTAACTCCTTTAACATCTACATCAAAAACTATTAATTATTTAACCAATGGAACTTCTTATAGTTTCTACTTAAAATACTCAAACGCTGTTGGAGAAGGTCAAAGTTCAAATACTACTTCATTTACTCCATACGATAAGCCTGACCCAGTTGGTGATTTTACTGTAGCTGGTTTCATAAGCTCACAAAATTTATCAATTTATCAAACAACGCCTTCTCAATACTTAGTAGTATTTGGAAGGATTACTACTACAAGAACAACTCCAAACGCAACAACATATACAATGAATGGTAACGGAGCAACTATAACAGGATATAATATATACAATGATTCCGGTGCTTTGTTACAATTTTTTCCATATCAAGAACTACAAAGTGGTGATACCCAATTTCTTAACATAACAACAAATTATTTCACTGGAAACGGACTTATACCAATTGGTTCAACTTTTAACTATTATTGTAGAACAGTTGCTGTATCTGCTGATGGTGTTAGAGTTTTAAGTGACCCAGTTACAGCAATATTTACAGTTCATTCAAATCCGTTAGCAGTCACAGATTTAACAGCAGTAGGACTTGACCAATCAATCTCTTTAAGTTGGTCTGCTTCTATTACAAGGGGTAATCCTATACAAATATACAGCATTAGAGATATAAATAATGTAGAGGTATCTAACACCACATCAACCAATTATACTATTACAAATCTTCCTAATGGAGTAGCACAAACATACACAGTTGTTGCTGTAACACAAAGTGATAGACAGATTGCTACTAATCTTTACGAAAGTGTTGAAAGCCAAGATAGCCCATCAGCAACAGCCACACCACATAAAGCACCAGTTATTGAGAATGTAACTATTAATGGTTTAGTAATGACTTTATCTATTACTGATAATGGCTTACCAGCAACAAATGTTACTGCTTTTGCTGTTGATAATACTGGTAATAGTGCTATTATCCAAGAAGCATTAAGAAATAATAATCAAGTAACATTTAGAGCTCCATTAACAAATATTACATCATATATGGTATTTGTTACTAATTCACCCAATAAAATGTCTAATATTGTATATCAAGTAACATAATCTTAAATATAATAAGCACCATACATACGAATACATTATATTATTATTGATTTAACTTAATAATACCATTAGAGTCATTTACTCCAATATATTGTATATGTAGTGAAATACCATATGTAGGAGAATCTACTAACTCAGAATCATATAGTTAAAAATGAAATTCATATTTTTTTTACATTTATGAATATTTACAAATAATCAAAAATATAAAATATTAATGTTTTATCTGTATCAAAAATATAATATTAATAATAAATTAATAATATATTAATTTATTAAATATGCCATTGTCTTTATTAAAACAAATACATAAACATAAAAAAAAAACAAGAATATATTGAATCAATAAATACAGTTAGAGTATCCAATCGTCCAAGTATATCATTGTTTAAAGTAAATAATTGTATTGATGGAGATGATGATGAACATGACAACGACGACGACGACGATGATGATGATGAATATCCCAATGCGGATTTTTATTTAGATAATTTGAATACAAATGTATATGCAGATAAATTAACTATTAATAAAAAAACATATGATATAGGAACATATGATGTTAAAGCAATGATTATATATCCATTAAAGAAAAATCCATTTTATTTTGGTGTGAATAATGAAGATTTTGATTTAGATAAAATTAATAATACAAATTACATCGATAATGATATAGTTTTCATGTTAGATTCTGACGCATTTAAACATTTATTAATTCATATAACCAATAATATATCCAACGCAGAAATAGACAAATCATACAACGAACATATAAATTATTTTAATGAAATTAATACATCGGTTACATTAACTATACCGCGTTTTTATACGTTTTATATTGCTAATGAATTATTTGATTCGCCAAAAGGAGAATTATTATTTAATAATGAAGATATTGTAGTAAATAATTTAACCACCAACATAAATACTAGCTATGAAAATAAAGTAACGATTGTAGCAAATAATTGGTCTATAAAATACAATAAGAACCTTCAAGATAAAAATGACTTATTTTTGTTTCCATATATTTTAAATAACGAAAATGAAATAAATGATAATCCATCCAAAAAAATATTTGATTACAATTTATTGTTGAGACCAGAAATATTTAACGATATTAATAGATTTAGAGTATGTAATTCTAATACATATCATATACCATTTTTAAGTGGAGATTCAATAACATTTAAAATTACTATTTATCCTGATGAAAATCAATCTTCAATAGTTAATAGTACAAAAACTATTAAACCGTTAATATATTTGACCACAATTAAATTTATATAAAAACTGTTTTATATATATATATATATATATATACATATATATATATATATATATATGTATATATATAATAATACAAATAAAAACATATGAAAAACATTAATGTGTATTTAAGTAATTTAAACACAAATATTGATGTAAATAATAATCTTACAATAAAATTTGAACCTCCAGATCAAAATATAGGTAATTATGATATAGTAGCAAATATAAATATTCCTATTTCATCAACAACCCCGTTCTATATTGGTATTAGTAATGAAGAAATATCCGAAGCATTTACTATGAATAATGATGATGATTTAATATTTATGACAGAAAAAAACTATTTTATTGCATTATTTGATCGGGTGGATTATCCAATATCAGATTCAAGTATATTTTTTGCATCAAATACAAGCACAACTCCAAATACATTATTAGTGTATGAAAATGAAATAATACAAAACATAAATGCAAATTCATTGAATGTGGTAGATTATTATATTTTATACATAGCAAAACAAATATTTAATACTGCTGCTGCATCAGTTCTATTCAATAATACAGATAATGTAATAAATACCACAAACGTACAAATAAATACTGGTTATACTAATACCGTTGATACAACTGCAAATTATTGGGGTAATATGACATCAAATAATCCGCATTTATATGCTTCTACTAATAAATATCCATATCCATATTCATTTAATAGTAGTATTAGTTCAATTACTAGTAATATTAATCCATGTGAGATTATATATAAATCAATAACTAAAAGTGCACCAGAAAGATTAATAAGTTTGCCATCCTTAAATGATTATCCTTGTGTTTATAAAATAAATTTAATTCCAGGAGATATAATATCTTTTAAATTAACGTTGAAACCACCAGCAGATCAGTACTTTACGGTTATACATGATCCACAACTACCAGCAACAAGAATTATAAATCCAATAACATATCTAATACAACTCAATTTTGTTTCTCCATAAATTGTATCTTATACATATAATGGCAGTGTAGTGACAGTGATGTTAACACACATCACCGCCTCATCAAACCACCAATGTCTTGAAACTCTTTTGACCCTTTTCATTAATTTCCAATGTTCCCACCATTCTAGGTTCTCCTCGTCCACTAGAAACCGCTGTCATATAACTATCATAATCATAAATATTGAATATTTTTGAGTTTATTTTACGCGATATGTATTTAACACCTTGTATCGTGACATCCACTCCACTCCATTCTACTTTTTGTTTGTTTATCGAAGTCATTCTATCTGTCGGGTCCTCATCAATGGATGGATGATAAGACGCCGTTTTATTATTCGGTTCTCCAAAACTCAAACAATGCAAGTTCTCTTTGGATTTTTTCGAATAAACAACACAATCAATCGCCGTTTCTTTAATCGCATGAATCAATTGTTGGTTTAATTTTTCTTTGATACTAGCAATTTCATACAAATATTCGTCACTTGTAATAGGTCGATTCCTTATTAATTTACTAACATCTTTTAAATTCAATTCAATCGAATCATCACTTTCTATTTGTTTTTTTGTAAAAGTCATCAAATAAATAAATACTTCTACTGTTTGTAGCGCTTCTGACAAATTTTTATGACTGCAAATACGGCGAGCTCTACCAATTACTTGTTCTATTCTTACTGGATGCCAATATGGATCCATAATATGGACGTATCGTGTGTTTGTTAAATTAATACCTTCTGAACCAGACGATGTAATCATAAACACTTTGATAATTTCTCCCATGTTGTTGTTATTTGATATTTCACGCAATTCACCAGCAATATTTTGCGGTATTTCATTCCATGCACCATTGTATATTTTTCGGATGATTTCTCTCTCCATTTTATCCTCTGTACCAGTGTATAATGCATACATAGGTTTTCCCCAATCATCTTCATCTATATCCAATACCCAACCATTCACCGAATTGCGTTTTATTTTAAATCGAGCAAATCCATTTTGTTCTAATACCATGGAAAAAACTTCAATGCCTTCATAACTACGAAATTGGCTATAAACCAAGTGTAACCCTGGATGTTCTGGTTTTATGATATTGTCAAGTATTGCCAAATATTTAGGACTGTATGATTTCAGTGCTTCAGGGGTCAAAAATTCGGATGCACGTGTTCGCAATTCTCTCAATGAATCACTCAATCTACGTTTATAATCATTGTCACCAACTGCGTTTAAAATATCATCTCCTTCAATAACACCTTCTTCGCCTTCTACGACGCCCATGTCCGCATCTACTGCATCTTCTACTTCTTTAGCCACTATCTCACCTAGTACCTTTCCTACTACGTCATCTTTACCTTCTTCTTCTGATGTTTTCGAGAACATTTTAGGTTTGGGTCTTCCACCAGGTATTGGAACTACGAAATTACAAATGAATCGAGAGAAAATTCTATATGTAGATACAGATTTTGCATTTGCGCCACCCTGATTGTAAAGCTCATTCATATCAACACCAACACCAACACCACCATCTCCTTGACCTTTCTTCTTTGACTTTGCCGTTTTTTCCATCTTTCTCTCTTCCTTTCTCTCGTTTTCATAAATGTGAAATTGGTAATCACTCATCGGAACCTTGACAACATGGTGATACATATCCGTCTTCTCGTATTTTGGTAATAACTCTTCTTGGGCGCTACGAAAATAAGATGTTAAACCAATAATACGACGTTTAAATAACTCGACATTTTGTAATTCATTTGTTTTTGAATCAATAAAACGAGCCAAAAACTTATCCAATTTATCCGGTAGAGCAGTGTAATTTTTAATATAAATACTGTTTTTTTTAGCTTCAACACCCGCTCGTTGTAAAACATGCAAAATACGTTTTTCAAAATCTTCGTCACTCATGGAATCTTTAAATATAACAGCACTGCCGACAGTTACTTCTTCCGTTGATGTTGCTTTTTCCGATGCATTTCTCTCGTCGCTAACACCTATATATTTGTTTGGACGAGTGTACTTGTTATGAAACCCAAAAGGATTGCGAGTAACGTATAATGTCTTTTTAATAGATGAATAATCCAAATAATCCAATAGTTTTTCTCTCGAAAATAAATCCCTAAAAAAAACGACATCGAGTTTTGATTTATTATCCGCACCAGCACCTGCACCAGAGCCAGAATCAACCTGGATAGGAATCTCCCATGTCTTAATATACCCGCGCAGAATATTAAACAAAATAGCAATTTCATTCGGATAATTGACAATAGGAGTACCTGTCAATAGAACAACACGTGCATTTCTTGCACTCAATAACATTTCATATAGTTTTAAAAACATGGCACGAGGCAAATGCTCTTTATTACCATGTTTATCAAGTGGTACATCTTTTTCTTTTCCTAGTTTATTCACTATTCTACTAATAAAATTATGAGCTTCGTCGATAATAATCACCTTGTCATCAAATATGTTTCGTGTGAAGTTGTTAGTGAGCTCTTTTAATTTTGGCGTTCGCAAACCGTTATAATTTATAAAAGAATATTTGACATGAATCATTTCATCAATTTGATCTTCCAAACTTTTTTTCTTGGCGTAATTTTCTGCAATTTCTGTATAATTACTTGGTTTGCTAACATTGACTAACCATGCACCCTTCTTCTTTTTAATATATTCAACGGGCAAATGTAAAATACTAGACAAAGTTTCCAAATACTCCGGATTTTTTTCAACAGATATCCACTCCCAATATTGGTTTCGTTTGTATAAAAAATCACCCGCTTTTTTCAACTCTTCCATGTAGTTGTCTCGGAGAGAAGCAGGAGTCAGGACCAATATTTTTTTGACAGTTTTCATACCTTCTGCTATAGCAATAGAACTAGCCGTTTTTCCACTACCTAAACCGTGATACAACAATAACCCACGATAAGGTGTATATAAATTTAAATAATCTCGAACAAGTTTTTGATGAGTCAAGAGAGAAAATGTACCTGATCCAGACCCGGTACCAATATTATCACATGATATGGTGTTTGTAGATTCTTCCTTTGCTAAATCTTGAGTATATCGTTCAAAAATAGAATTAATGAAATTCACAAATATTTCACGATTATTTAAATAATAACTGGATACTTTATGGACGAGTTGATCTGATTCGCCACTCTTAACGTTATTACCTAACCGCTCAAATGTTTTTACTTTACCAATTTCTACATATTCGTGTGGCTCTAACATGATAATGGTGCCAGATTTGTCAGATTTGCCAGATTTGCCTGGTTTGTTTGTCTTCATAGTCTTTTCAACTTCTGGTGCAATCTCGCTTATATCATCTTCATCCGATCCCATTATTTTCTCTCTAATCTCACGAATCGTTTCTAATTCTTTCTTATCTTCTTCAATTTCTAATAATATTTTTTTCTTTAATTTCGCTGGTAGTGGTGCCTTTTTTTCAGTAATTTCAGTCGCATCTACTACTTTTGGTTCTATCACAATAGTAGTAGGGACGTTCGTTTTTGCGGTTATTTTAGACAATTTATTTGCTACTATTTTTTGTTTTAAAGCATTTCTATCGTAATTGACATCAATTTCCTCTGTGATCATGGGAATATTGGCGGGTGTTTTTACACTAACATTTTTACTAGGTTTATTATCATCGACATCTTCCATACCAACATTTACACGTACAATTTCTCTCTGAATGTCTTTTGTACTTGGTTTATTCTTTAATTCTTCTAAATAATTCATTGGGTGTATATAGTATAAATAACAAGTTATTAATTAATATATTATCTAATATAATTTGATAATATAAAATCCATTAGTTTAATTTTTACCACGGGTAAAAAAATAAAAAATACACAAATACATACCATAACTAACCCTAACCCTAACTAACCCTAACCACTAGTGAATTCAATAACATCCAATGCCATTTTACATGCTTCTTGTTCTGCCTTGCGTTTAATTTTATGTTGCCCTTCTCCTAAAAGCAAGAATATTTTTTCGTTTTTCACAAGCAACTCCCGTATTGCCTGAAATGATTTCAAGTCTTGGTTTGTATGAATCGAAATTGCATCGTTAAAATTCATATTGTGAATGGATTGGCCCAGACACAAAAACACACCCATTTTATACCCTAATTCTATGTCGTGTACCATCTCAATATAATGCGGTGTAACTTTGAATTCTTTTTGAATTTTCACTTGAAGCAAGTTTTTATAATTATCATCATTTTGAATAAGCGCAATCCAATCAATGTGTTTTTCGAATACATTTTCAACAAATTTTTGCGCCATTTGAAATCCAGGTCCAGTAACAAATACGTCTGTAAACCATTTGCCTTCGTCTTTTACAGTGATTTTATTGAAATCTAAAAACATGGCACCTATAAAGGCTTCAAAAAGACAGCCTAGTTTCTTCAGATGTGTGCGTATTTTTTTTTCTTCAGCATGTTTGGATAGAATAAACCATTTATGAAGTCCCATTTCTAATGCAATTTTACCAATTGCTTCGTTTTTTACAATAGCGATTTTTTTCTCGGTCATGAAACCTTCATTTTCTTTAGGAAAACGTCGATACAAATAATATTTAGTAATAAGTTCTAGAACACCATCTCCTAAGAATTCTAATCGTTCATTTGATTTTGTTTTTAATGACATACAATCATCTGGACGGTCTACAATTGTAATATTTTGTGCTATATTTTCAAAATGAGGACGTTTTGTATAAGAACGATGAACGAATGCACGTTTGTACAAATTAACATTGTTTATTAGAGGTGGTATATTATATTTAGAAAGAATAGATTGAACGTCATTCAATGTAATCTCAATATTTAAGTTGTTGTAGGGATTAAATACCAACTCAGTTTCATCCTGACCGTTTTTTATTACATCAATATCATCGTCGTGAAGTGATTTATAGTCCATTATATGTATTTGTATATTAGTAAACCTTTATATATTTTGAATTTAGTTATTATTTAATATATTAATTAAAATCATTTTTTTATTAATAAAAAATATTATACTAGTATATAGTATAATTAAAATGGTATACATGAGTGGTTCAACCCGTGCAAGACACACATCATCTATTACAAATTTACCTACCTGTGGTGGTGATAAGAAAGGAGGTCTAGCTCCAACTGGTACATCTTTTTTCTTATCCAGTAATCCAAATAGCATTGGCACAACAAACACCCAATTTGGACTAATTTGCTGTGGTAACTACTCAACTCCAGCTCAATCAACTGTTAGAAGAGTGATGAGAGGTTTGTTGTAAATTGCCATTTACGGTATTACAATAAAAATAAACAATTTATGAAAAAAAGATTTAATGATTTTTTCATAAATATTTCATTAATGGAAAATATTTCAGAAATACAAATTTGTATCGACAATCGAGAGAGGGATTTACATACTCAAATTCAATATTATTTAGATAGTATCGAACAATTTCACAATAGTGGTAGTGGAGTTTCTAGTAAAATACAGTTGTCTATTGTATCAACTCCACTTGCAATTGGTGATGTTATTATAAAATTAATTGATAAAAAAGATGGTATCGCGGAAAAAGAAGAACTAATCATAGAGAGAAAATCAATCAGTGATTTATTGTCTAGTATAAAAGACGGGCGTTATGAAGAGCAAAGTTATCGATTGAATGGTACATCGCTACACAATCATAATATAATCTATTTAGTTGAAGGAAATATTTTGACACATTATCACAACAAATACACATCTAACACCAATAAAAATAACGATAAATTTACCGCATATTCCGCTATTTTTTCGTTGAATTATTATAAAGGTTTTTCTGTCATAAGAACGGTTTCTTTAGAGGAATCAGCGTTATTTATTTGTAATTGTGCCAATAAATTAAGGAAAGGTATTATGGATAAAAAAAGACCTTATTATGCCAATGCCAATGCCAATGCCAATACCAACACTGATGAAAATGCAATCACCCAACAACTGCATCAAGAACAACCTAATTATTCACAAGTAATTAAAAAAGTTAAGAAAGAGAATATAACACCTAGTAATATTGGAGAGATTATGTTGTGTCAAATACCTGGGATTAGTTCTACTACTGCAGTTGTTATAATGAATAAATTTCACACAATCGACAATTTGATTAAAAATATTAAAGAACATGGTGTTACCTGTTTAAAAGAAATAACATATACAAATAATGATAAAACTAGGAAAATTTCAAAATCATCTATTGATAATATTATTAAATTTTTAGCAAATTAATGGATGTTTCTGTTAAATAAATTTAAAAATATATATTTAATATAAAAATGGGAAACATACTGACTGCTTGCACTTCTAAAAAAGCTTGCGATAAACTAGATGATTTTATAAATGTTAGTGTACACGGTAATGTAATTGTAGACAAATCAGTGATCGAGAACGTAGTGGATAAGGTTGAGAACGTAGTGGATAAGGTTGAGAACGTAGTGGATAAGGTCGAGAACGTAGTGGATAAGGTCGAGAACGTAGTGGATAAGGTTGAGAACGTAGTGGATGAGATTAATAAACTATAGTTATAAATACGAAAATTACAACGAAAATTAATATCATAATAATATAAATATTATATTAATAAATACCAACATGAATGGTGATTTTCTCAAAACAGTAGGTTTAATGATAGTCATTGCTATTGTTATATATTTTGCATTTCGAGTAATGAATGAATTAATACCAAGGTTACAAGAAACTTTTACTGAGAATATCGAAGGATTAACAACCCTTTCTAATTCGAAGAATAATTTAGGAAGTTCATTTAATGGGGTAGCAGGAAATGCAGCAACCTACTCCAAAAAAATAGAAGGTCAAACTGCAAAAATGATTGATGGGATGTTGATTCCAAAATATAGAAGTGATTACGAATCTGTTTTACTTAATTTAGAACACTTTCATAATGCCAATTTATTAAATAAATTATTGAATTATAATTTAAATGATCCTACTAAATCGTCAGAAGAATTAAGTGATATAGTCAAACATCATGATAATGTAGTTCAATCATTAAACAACGCAATGAAATTTTTAGATTCTCAATAATTTTGATGGATGCGCGTTATTTTTATATATTATTTATTTATCAATAAATAAAATATTGTAATAGTATATACATTATACAAAGATGACGTACGGTTTTACATCTCCTGGAGGATTCAATAACAACAAAAAAGCTTCTACATTCTTTTCTTCACCATATGGAAATCTATCATATACAGCTATAGTATACAGAACACCAGAAACAAAATCCGCTACAGCATTCGCTTTATTACAAAATGGTAATAGTTCTTCTAAAAGAATTAAAAACTACAACTTTTCTAGATTCGCAGTTAAAAAACTAGTATGTGAAGGAAGAGCATTGTACGGTTTTTAATTTAGTGGTGTGTTATGCTAGGATATTTACATTAGAGTTATAAATAGTTATTATCTCATATGTATTATGCATTATTTATTATAAAAACATTGAGTTATTATAATAAACTATAATAAAAATAAATTCATGCATACTTAAACTAAAAAAACGCATTTTCTTTATTACATACTATCATCATTGCTGGATAATAATTATATAACGTCCATATACATTTATTTAGTAATTGATATTCGTATACAGATATTCTAGTTTCAATACCATTGGACGTTTTTATAACAGTTTCACCATAATATTTATTGTAAGCTTCCATGGTTGTTGTTTTTTGTAAAATATTCGGACGTTTTTGTATTACAACATAACGATAATCGTCTTTTGCAATGATACTCACTGGCTCACCTTTTCGTATGATAAAATGTTTATCATACGATAAAATATTATTTATAATATCATTTGGTAATCTTACTAGATATTCTGGTTTGATTTTCATTTTGGTATTTTACTAATAACATACATAAGGCTACTATATTTATTATTGTTTTTTGAGTATATATATTTCATGAGTTTTATATCATTCGGTCACATATTCTACCTTCATTTACACCATAATTAATATAATGTAATTCTACGTCTTCATCATTAAGACCGTGTAAATCCGAATAATTTTGTCGATACATATTTTTATCAAAAGACGGATATTTATCGGTTATATGTAATGGCCTATTTTCTCTCTGAGCCTGGCTAAATATATGATTATAAGCATCTACAAGTGACACATCTTTATTTAGCGCACAATATATGATAGGATTAGTTGCAACCAATTTAAAATAGTATTTTATATCGGGTAAATATTTGTCTGGTAGAAAATTATCAACAATATCATTGCAAATTTCATGATGGTTATGTTGAACGACCACAGGTTGTGTACCATAAGCATTTCCACGATTATGTTTTTTTATATGATCCTCTAATGATTTAAAAGAATAATGATTAATTTGAATCAAATCAATAGTATAGTTGTTATTGAATGGACCACTTATTATGTTTTTTTTACAGTCTTTGTACTTGGATGGTTCTTGAATAACAACAAAATGTGGATGAGACGCAGAAGTTACATATCGAGGTTGGACGATTGATTTAATATGTGGATTTTGTCCGTTTTCACACATACGATATTTATCTACTAATAAACCGTCTTGTGTATTGTCATAATGACTACTTCCGAACAATACCCAATTAACACCTAGTGCATGTGTATCTTCATTTTTATTCAATACATCACGAATACTCCAATTCTGTTTTGGTAGTATATATTCATCACCATCTATGATAGCTAACCATTTTGTTTGTCTGCCAAAATGTTTAATACAATGTTCGTACGCTGGTATTTGCATGCTATGTCCTGGAAAATCAATAATAGTACACAAACGATTGAAATAAAAATTATTTAATCTGTCTCTAATAGGATGATCGCTATTATTATCATATATAAAAAAATGTTCCACACCAACAATGTGATGATAAATAATAAATTCTTCTAAATATTTCTCGTTTTTGATAATACAACAAATCGATAAATAATAAGAAACCATATTTACGTAAATAACAATTGCTTATAATATACTACTATATTTAATTTCAATCGTCACCTACATATATTTTTACTTGATTAGCATTATAATAACCATCATTTATTAATTTTTGTGTGTAAGCTTTACCTCCCCAATTAGGATCCATTGCATCAGGACTTACTGGTTGTGATTCTTGAATGTAATTCATAACATCCAACGGTGTTGTTCTTCCTATATAAAAGGATGATGGATCATAAGAAGGGTAAGAGTTAATATTGTATGGACGATCGCTTTGTGTTGCATCAATTAATAAACTAGGGTTCGGTAAACTTGGAAGAGGAATACCATCGATTGATATTGCTGGAATATCACCTACAGTTGGAACAGATGAAATGGATGTTAAAGGAACCCCTGTATAATTAATTGGCGCAGTATTTGTAGTACCTGTTCCAGTGGTAGTGTTATTGAAATTAACTGCTGTTGTGTTTGATGTGCTGGTAGGTGCAGTAATACTATTCGGTGGTAATCCGCCCTGTAAATTTGTAGGAGAAGGACGTATTTTATACACGGAATTTCCTTGTGCGTCCAATGTTTGTTGTAAAAATAAAACAGGACAATTGATGTTTTGACTTCGTTGCCATTGTATAAATTCAACATAATCTTCTAAATTATTAAAAACAATTGGATTTACTCCAGGAACTTTAACAACTTTGGAATTGTATAAATAAAATGTACTACCTTCTTGAACTAAAATATCAGGACAACCCTTACCATTTGTTTTAAGGTTCTTGTTGTTGTTGTTGTTGTTGTTGTTTTCCATACCTTCATAACGAGGTTCCCTTATAATATAATTATGTTTAATGTAAAAATATAATCCTGCTAAAAAAAGAATAATTGATAATACTATTGTAGTCGACATATTAATAATGTGTTTTATAATATAATGTATATATATTAGATTATGATAAAAATTAATTATTTTTGTTGATTTTTATTATCTATATATTATATAAGAAATCATACTTATTACTATTATTATTATTATTATTATTATGGAAGATGAAAAATATACACAAGACAAATTAATCGAATTTTTAAATGACGGTCATAAAATAGGTCATCATTGTTTCGTTTTAATATATTTAGTTGGATGTGGACCATGCAACATGACAAAACCAGAATGGAAAAAAGTAGCGAATTCATTTGGATATCGGAATGATAACCAAGGAGTTGTCATGGTAGACGTTGATCAGGATAATTTAGACCAAATACGACCAGCAATAGGAAATTATCCTATATCGGGATTCCCAACCATGTTACACGTCCATAGAGATATGAAGACATCTTCCTATGAAGATAGCAATGTTAAAAATAAAAATAGAAGCGCAGAATCGTTTAGAGAATGGATCAATCACTATGTGAATATGATCGGGGTTGGCAATAGCAAGCCTGAATCAAACATGGAAAAATTGCATCGTCCTTTGTTGTCCATGTCAATATCTACTAGATCCCGGGGTAAAAACAGTTCATCAAAACATTCAAAAAAACATAAACATAGAGATAGTCTAACCGGTGGTAAATGGACGTTAAAATACAAAAAAAGCATAAATTGCAAAAGACCTAAAGGCTTTTCACAAAGGCAACATTGTAAATATGGACGCAAAAACTCACGTTTATTTAGTATCCGAAGACGCAACACTCGTAAATAAACCTAATAAATTCTGTTTTGAGTTAAAATATATTGTTCGGATGTTTAACAATATATTTTTCAGGAAAAGTTGCTAGTTATGTTAAATCTATTTACGAGATCTTCTGGTGTTACGTGATTTACCAGATGCATATTTGCAACTTTTTCTTCCAACACAAGGTGTTTTAATAGGCATTATTGTTGATTGGTATTGTATACTATATAAATAGTATTATATTTTTGTTTTGTATAAAAATATAATAATTTTCTTTTTGTCTCGACTACTATTAAAAAATTAAAGCAAAATTTTTAATAAAGAGACTTGGTGTGTTGTGTTTTATTCTGTTTCAAATACCGTACAAATTTATTTTTTTTCACTCACTTTGCATATTATCTTTTAAAATTTTTTCAATTATGCTCTTAACACTATCATTAGTGTTAGTGTTTACAGTGTCAACTGATCCTGATGCTACTGACTTTGCCATCAATTCCGTGTGCCGTTTTAAACATTGTAATCTGATGTTAGTATAGGAAAGATATTCGGCATTGTATTCTGCATTTGCATTATTATAATCAGTCCATGCTGCATTCAATTCAGTAACTACATCATTATGCTCTTTTTGTGCGGCCGTAATTTTCACTACATCACCTGTTCCTACAGCTACGGTTAATGCTGCAAGAGCGCTTTTTTCTTTAGCACTTGTATCTGTTATTGCACTTCCTTTTTCTTTTTTGGCTTTTAATTTTGCTGCTACAGAATCATATAATTGTTGTATGTCGACCTCTAGCTGAGTTAGTGAACCCCATTCAACCTCTGATGGTCCTCCGTGCACTTTGGTTGGCATTGTTTATAAATTACCTAAATATTTTAAAATTTACAAAAATTTTAATGGTTATTGAGAAAAATATTATACGTTGTCAATTAGAGCGTATATAAGCATTTTACGTAACATATCATTTTTCTGCACTAAATAAATATATTGTTTCATAGATAAAAACAATATATTTATTATTGAATTTTTGTATTGAATGTTATAGACTTTGTAGTCATGTAACAATTCTTCTATTTAATTATGCCACTTTATTTATTTAATATACTAACAGCAGTTGAAACTGATGCATTTGTATTTGTATTAATAGTGTTTGTGTATTGTGAAAGCGCGGTATTGGTGTTTGTGTTAATATCATTGGTTTGCTTTTCTAAGCCATCGGTTAATCCTCGGGTTAATTCTTTAAGTTCAATAATAACACTGTCATATATTAAAGCATCAGTTACTTGATTTTGTGCGGTTAAATTAGCACTAAGATCAAGTATGTAACTATCTGTTAGAGCAAATTCCTGGATAATTCCTCTTTCTAGAGATCTAAATTGCTCTGCAACATTAGCACTAAGATCAAGTATGTAACTATCTGTTAGAGCAAATTCCTGGATAATTCCTCTTTCTAGAGATCTAAATTGCTCTGCAACATTAGCGCTAAGATCAATTATGAGTGCATTAGTTATATCACTTTCTATAAGAATTTCACGTTTTAACTCGTTAAATTGGTTTGCAATATTAGCACTAAGATCTTCTAAGTAACGGTAGATGTCTTCGTTGGTGTATGGGATCGACATTCTTTATAAATTACCTAAATATTTTTAATTTTATAAAAATTTTAAGAATGGTTATTGGAAATTATCTTTCGCATATCCAATAATAGCACATGCAATCCTTTTTCCAGCATGTCCTGTTGTAAGACTATCGCTGGACCCACCTAAACCACAATCATCCTGATCCGCGTGAATAATAAGTCCTCTTCCAATAATATTTGCTTTCGAACCCCGAAGTTTTATTACGTCATCTATCATAACATAATTGCATTTTCCCAAAGAATTGGTTTGTAAATTTCCTAAATCTCCGATATGTCGTTCTTTTGCGCCAGGACACCCATGTTTCTTTCCGTACGGATTAAAATGAGCGCACATGCTCTCGCATTTATCGGTTAAATCTCCGGATTCATGCACGTGAAATCCGTGAAGTGCATTTTTTTTGAGTCCCTCTAAATTGATATTGATATGTACCAGGTTGCTATTTGGGTTCGAATCTTCTACAAAATGGACGGTTCCTTTTATTTTAGGTCCTGTAAAAACCGCAATAGCGGAAATAGGTTTGGACGTTTTTGTCATTGGTATATTGTATATATATTTATTTGTATTGTTATTATTAGATAGATATTTACACTAATACTTAAAATAAAAATTGAATTAAATGTATCTTATGGATAAATAACAACCAAATAGTAACTATTTACATAACAACAACAAGAACAAAATGGAACATATTTTCAGACTGTTTGATTTTAATATTTATAACAAACAATTACCAGTTGATTATATCAATGACTCTGATAGTGATGATGAACCTCATGATAACAAACCACTAATAAACAAATATGTAGATCAAAATAAATTCTTTATCCAAATGTTTGGATTGGATGAAACCGGAAAAACCTGCTCTATTATTGTCGAGGATTTTAAACCGTTCTTCTATGTCAAAGTTGCCGATCATTGGACGATAGCAAACAAAAACACGTTTTTAAAACACGTCCAATTTAAAATGGGCAAATTCTATGAAAATTCGATAGTCGAATGTAAATTAATAAAACGAAAAAAATTATACGGGTTTGACGGTGGTAAGGAATATAAATTCATCAAGTTTAGTTTCAATAATGTATTCGCATTTAATAAAGCCAAAAATTTATGGTATTCCCCTTACGCGAGTGTTGCAAATAAAATCAAGACAGAAGATCAACATAAATTACTACAAAATGGATATGTGTTTTTGGAATCAGAAACATATTTATATGAAGCAAATATTCCGCCTCTTTTGAGATTCTTTCATATTAAAAATATTAGTCCTTCTGGTTGGATTGCACTACCAAAAAAGAAAACATTTATGGTGTCAGGGAAAATGAAATCGACAACATGTGATTATGAGTTTATGATTCATTACAATGATATTATCGCGTTAAATCATAAGGAAACAATGGTTCCTTATAAAATATGTAGTTTTGATATAGAAGCTAGTAGTAGTCATGGTGATTTTCCAATTCCAGTTAAAACATATAAAAAATTATCGATCAACATCATTGAATATTTTGAAAAATATAAGAATTCCGACGTGAAGAATGAAACGCTTCAAAAAATATTGAAAAATATTGTTCTCTTGGCGTTTGGATATGAAAATGACGAAGGAATATATGATGAAATAGATGGAAAAATCCACGATTTAAACAACATAGAACGCGTTTATCCTATTACACCACCAAAATCCAAGGCTTTGGTAATGGAACTAATAAACAAATGGCTTTCTATCCCAGTTAGAAATATATTTGCAGATAATGATGCAATAGCAGAACAAATGAATATCGAGAATATGTTTGAAAAAGCTCATGCAGAAATGAATTCAAAAGACGATGATGAAGATAATGAAGGCACAGATACAAATGTCACCAATGATTCAGAAGGAAATAGTGGATTTATTAGTGTAAATGAAGTAACTACTGTAAAAAAGAAGACAAAATTACAATTACAAAACTACAATCAAACACACACTATTGTTGATATTATGAGTGAATTTATCAATATGGGGTTAGGTTCTGGTAACGGTGATTCGGAAGATAGTGATGGACCGTCTATGTCTATATCTGTGAAAGGAACAACCAAATCCGAATCCGATTCAAAGACCAAACCAAAAACCACGAAAACCACAAAAAGCAAAAACAGAGACATGTTGATGCAAGAATTAACTATTTCATTAAACACAATATTCCCGAAATTGGAAGGTGATAAAATTACATTTATCGGATCTACGTTTTTAAAATATGGAGAAAAAGAGCCTTATATGAATCATTGTGCGGTTTTAAATACATGCGATCAAATACCCGGTCAAAATACTATAGTAGAATCATATAAAACAGAAAAAGATGTGTTGTTGGCTTGGAAAGAATTGATTCAAAAAGAAAATCCTGATATTATTATTGGGTACAATATATTTGGTTTTGATTATGAATTTATGTTTCGACGTGCAGAAGAAAATCATTGTGTAGAAGAATTTCTGCAATTATCCAGAAACAAAAACGAAATATGCGGTGATAAAATTAAATACAGAGATCAAAACAACGCGTGGCACGAATTGGATAAATATAAGATTGAAGAAAGCAGTTTGCAAATTGCTAGCGGTCAGCATGATTTAAAGTACATAAAAATGAACGGTCGTCTTCAAATTGATTTGTATAATTATTTTAGACGAGAAGAAAATTTATCCAGTTATAAATTGGATTATGTAGCAGGTCATTTTATCGGAGATTATGTTAAAAAGGTGGTCGATGCAGAAGGTCCAAATGGATCCGTAATGATACATTCAGGAAATTTAACAGGATTGCAAGAAGGCAGTTTTATTCATTTCGAAGAAATAGGTCATTCCACTGAATATTATGATGGTGGATCCAAATTCAAAGTCGCATCGGTTGATAAAGAAAATCATTGGTTTCGCATAACCGTACCAGAAACATATCACAAGGATATATGCAGTTCATTGGATTTCACCAAAAAAATCCGCTGGTGTTTAGCAAAGGATGATGTAACACCAAAAGATATTTTCAAAATGACAAATGGTTCTGACTCGGATCGTGCAGTAATTGCAAAATACTGTATTCAGGATTGTAACCTGGTCCATTATTTAATGAACAAAGTCGATATATTAACTGGTTTCTCGGAAATGTCGAAAATTTGCAGTGTTCCAATCCATTTCTTAGTTTCGAGAGGTCAAGGTATCAAACTCACTAGTTATATAGCAAAGAAATGCAGGGAAAAGAATACTTTAATACCAGTAATTGAAAAAAGCAATTCAGATGAAGGATATGAAGGCGCAATTGTTTTGGATCCAAAATGTGATTTATATCTAGATAATCCAGTAGCATGTGTTGATTATGCTTCTCTATATCCATCATCAATGATTAGTGAAAATCTATCTCATGATAGTAAAGTATGGACGAAAGAATATGATTTGGATGGTAATTTAATCGCAGAAACGGGTGATAAGGGAATTCGTGTGGGTGAAAACGGTCAAGAAGAAGAGTATTTCATATATGATAATTTGCCGAATTATCATTACGTAGATGTGAAATATGACACATACAAATACGTGAGAAAAACCGCAAAATCCGCTGCGGAAAAAATAAAATCGGGATATAAATGTTGTCGATTCGCACAGTCGATTAACAGAAACGAACGCGCTATTATGCCTTCTATTTTAGAAGAATTATTAGCATCTAGAAAAGCAACGAGAAAATTGATACCCAATGAAAAAGATGAATTCATGAAAAATGTGCTGGATAAAAGACAATTGGGATACAAACTAACTGCAAATTCGCTATACGGTCAATGTGGTGCGAAGACGAGTACATTTTATGAAAAGGATGTTGCTGCATCCACAACTGCTACTGGGCGACTTTTATTGACATACGCAAAACGGGTTGTCGAAGAATGTTATGGTGATGCAATATGTAATACGAGCGAATATGGGCCTGTTTTAACAAAAGCTGAGTATATATATGGTGATAGTGTTGCTAATTATACACCGGTTTATGTATCTTATTTAAATGATAATAAAGAAAGAATAATCGACATTTGTACTATTGAACGATTAGCTGAAAAATATGGTGGTTGTCATTGGGTTAAATGTAGTGAACCTGGAAAACAAGAAAAAGAGTTTTGTGAATTGGAAGGAATAGAAACATGGACGGAAAATGGTTGGACAAAATTACACAGAGTAATACGTCATAATTTGGCACCTCATAAAAAGATGTTAAGAATTTCAACTCATACGGGGCTAGTAGATGTTACAGACGACCATTCTTTATTAGATATATTTGCAAACTCCATTACACCAAACGATGTTACTATAGGAACACCTCTTCTACACAATAGATTAAATGATGTATGTATTGACAATCCATATAATGTAGATAATTCTATGTATCTTATTCATCGTTGTCATGATTTTGTCGATACAGCAAAATATATCAATTATCTAAATAGTAAAAATCAATATGATTATTACATTTCATCAGCGGAAGATAACTCTATAAGGATCATCATGGATAAGTTGAAAAAAGTTGATAAAAATACCATTACGAAAATACATGAAATAGAATACACAGGATATGTTTATGATTTAACTACTGAAAATCATCACTTTGCAGCAGGAATCGGAAATATGATAGTGCACAATACAGATTCTGTATTCTTCACGTTTAATTTGCAAACCCCTGACGGAGAACCTATCCGCGGTAAAAAAGCACTTGATATTACAATTGAATTGGCACAAGAAGCAGGTCATTTAGCATCATCGTTTTTGAAAGGTCCACATGATTTAGAGTATGAAAAAACATTTATGCCTTTCTGTTTGTTATCGAAAAAAAGATATGTAGGCATGTTGTATGAAACTGATTCTACAAAATGCAAACGTAAAGAAATGGGAATCGTCTTAAAACGTCGTGATAATGCTCCGATTGTCAAAGATGTTTATGGTGGTATTATTGATATTTTGATGAAAGAAAAAGATATTCAGAAATCAATCGCGTTTTTGAAATCATGTCTCCGAGACATCGTAGAAGAAAAATATCCGATTGAAAAACTAATTATAACAAAATCATTGCGTTCTGGTTATAAAAACCCACAACAAATTGCCCACAAAGTATTGGCGGATCGAATAATGGAACGCGATCCAGGAAATAAGATCAGTTCAGGGGATCGAATTCCATTTGTTTATATAAAACATCCTAGCTTGGAACAAGTAATTGAATCAGAGACTGAATATGAATCCGTAGTCGAAAATCATAATAATCAGGAATCAGAATTAGATGTTAAAAAAGGACGTGGTAGAAAAAAAGCACCAGTCAAACCAAAAAAGGTGAAAGTACCAAAAATAAAACTGTTGCAAGGTGATAAAATAGAGACACCCAAGTACATAGCCGAGAAAAATTTAAAAATAGACTACAGTTTTTATATTACAAATCAAATTATGAAACCAGTTCAACAAGTGTTTGCTCTTGTATTGGAAAAAATATGGAAAATGCAAAATAAAGAATTAAAACTTAAAAAGTTCAAACAAGAAATAGAAGAATTGTTGGCTTTATATGACAATGACATAACAAATGAAAAATATCAGGCAAAATTAGAACAAATGAAAAACAAAGAAGTGAAAACATTGTTATTTGACGAGTTTTTACAGTAATGTATGTTACAGTATATAAAAACACCGAAAAAACAAACCTAACATATTCTTTTTGTGAAAAACCATTTTTTGACAAATGCCAAAAACGTACTAGCATTGGAATTTTCTAGTGCTTTTATTTTTTCTTCTAAACGCTCAATTCTTTTTATTAATTTATAAACTAAATAACATAATTCTTTATTATCACATCTATTTGTTAAACTATTTGTTATATCGTTACTATATTTTAAAGTTTCATTTATAAATTCTTGTGAATTTTCCTTTATTTTTTTCATTAATTCATCTTCAAAAGATAAAAAGTTGTTGTTGTTGTTGTTGTTGTTGTTGTTGTTGTTGTTGTTGTTGTTGTTGTTGTTGTTGTTGTTGTTGTTGTTGTTGTTGTTGTTGTTGTTGTTGTTAACACAATCTTTACCATCATTGTTGTCATCACTGTCACTGTCACTGTCACTGTCACAATCGCATTTTGGTATTTTTAGTGATAAATTATTATTATTCTTTTCTTCATGGTTGTCTTGGTTGTCTTGGTTCTCCTTTTCTGATTCTTCATCATACAAATCATTATGATATTCATAATCACAAAAATGAATATTGTCAAATCCTCGTGCATCATTAAAATTATCAATAATTTGCTCTTTTTCTAGTTTATGTAAAATAGAAAATACGCTTCTTTCATGTAAAGATGCGATTTCTTGGATAGTTAATTCTTGTAGTTCATATTCTCGATGCAAAGAAAGAATTTCATTTACATTCCATTTATAACGATTTCTTCTAGTTAATTCTGCATATGACATAATAAATAATAATATAAATACGTGATATCTGTTTATATTATTTTAAGTTTGTTATTATGTTATTGCAAGTGTGTTATGCAATTATTTTATTCAAATCGAATGTTATTTTTTGGATAACTCCATGGACGCTTTCATCTGGAATATATTTTAATAATAATTCACTAAAAGTTGAGCCATCACATCCTATAAAAACATTATTACAATATCTACCAATAATTAAATCAATTATTGCATTTAATTCTCGTCCTGGTTTATTACTGGCAAATTTTTTATCTATAAACATGACATTATAATTGTTTTCTTTCATAAAATGGACGACATCATTATTTGTATTACCTGTTAACACAAGTGTTATATCTTCTTTTTGAATATTATTTTTGATTAATTCTATGTATTTAACGATTAATAATCGTTTGAAAACATGTTGGTCCATGTTATTTTGTTTCGACCAATGATCGATAGCATCATCTTCAATTCGCAGATGAATAACATTTATTTTTTTGTTAGCGTAGTTAACATTATCAGTTTCATTCTCTCCAACATTACCTTCTATATGTTCGTGTTCGTGTTCGTGTTCGTGTTCGTGTTCGTCTTCGTGTTCGTGTTCGTGTTCTTCAATATTAATATTGTCTGATTGATTATAGAGAACAGGATTATAATTCAAGTTTTCAATTGTAAAATTTAATGCATAAGACGTTAAATATCTGCTAAAATATAAATTGCTATATATTTCATCAATAAAAGCCAACAATCTTACATTATTATGTTTTTTTGCTAAAGTGATAACATCCCATGAGATTGGTATAAATGCCCTACTATTAATAGTAAAGCCATCCACTATTTTAATGTTATATTTGTGTAAGTATTTATTGATTTCAAACAAATTAAATACTTGTGATATTGAACAATAACTATTCGTATTGATTTCTGTTAAAAATTTATCAACTATTAGTGTATATTTTTTTGTTCTTATACAAAATAAAATAGCTGATACTAAAGATAACAATTGATTGCATAGACCATTGTTATTTTCTCTAGCGAGTTTTAAAAAAAAAATGTTCGTTTCTGCCATTATTTTATATTTTACAATTATATTTAATATTTTTTTTAAACGATATTTCTTGAATCTGGATTACCATTGTTGGAAGATCTTCTATTACTAGTATTTCTATATGGAAAATTATTTCCATTATTAATTAACGATTCAAATAATAATAATATATTATTCGATGGATCAAATAAAAATCTGCTACTATCATTTTCTGTAAAAATATTCTCGTTTCTTTCAAATAACTCATTTATAGTATTCATCGTAATTGAAGATAAATTCGTTGCAAGATTTGGTGTATCTGAAAACACTCTACGAGGAGTATTTCTTGTTCTTCTCTCCGAATAATCAATTGATATATATGGCAATGATGTTGTTGGAGGTGTTGAGGTTGTTGGAGTTGTTGAGGTTGTTGGAGTTGTTGGAGTTGTTGGAGTTGTTGGAGTTGTTGGGTGTGGTTCTTGAATTGTTTCTAATGGAACTTCTAAATTGTTGTTAGATGGTCCATTTATATCATTATTATATTCACGAATATCGTATCTACACATCGGACAACGAACATTTGATTGAAACCATGTATTTAATGGTCGAGTATTAAAATTATGTCCACAATGCAGTATTTGTGTTACTACATCAGTTTCTTGAAATGTCTCTAGCGAAATGGGACATGTTGTATTTATAGGAGTTTCAATGTTACCAAATAGAATTTCACGTGTTGCATTAAGTATATGTTGTCTTGTAGGAATAATAGGTACATTTGATTGAAAATCCGTCAAATTCATAAATGAATTTATAAAATCTCTTGATATAGAATTTGTTGTAGGTTGAAAGTTAAAACGTTGTATATTTTCTACTATATAAGGAATTCCATTAACATTAATTCGTTGATTGTCAATGGGATTGGCAATCGGATTGTTGTTACTTCTATGATATCTAGATCTCATATATTCTTCATTAGATCTAATATGATTCCATATATTATTAATATCGACTCTCATCGATTGTAATAAATTATTTTGACGTAACAAATTATTATGTATTTGATGTAGCATATTTCTCTCTTGTTGACTTTCACGTTGAATGTCACGATACATCTCTAGGTAATGATGAATATCTCTATCTACATTTCTAATTCTATCATGTGATGTATATGTATGTAAATAATTATTTCGACCTACATAATTATGTTGTCTATACCTACGCCGATTGTTGTATCTGTTATTATTATTATTATTATTTTCAGAAAAACTATCAACATTAACTCTTGAAGTTTGATTTGGTAATGATGATGAAGATTCTCTATCATGTATTTCTAAATTAAATAAATGATCACTGTTATTGTTGTTATTATTCATAATTTATATATTGATGATAATATTTAAATATTAATGTTTTAATTATAATATAAAAAACATACTATTCGGATATCCAAATGAATGCAACTACAGTTAATTATGACAAATATAAAAGTAAAGGATTGTCTGGATTATGTAATTTAGGTAATACATGTTTTATCAATTCATGTATGCAAATATTATCTCATACATACGAATTAAATGATTTTTTAGATTTAGAAACTTATACAGAAAAAATAAATAATAAATATGAAAGTGCTTTGTTGATTGAGTGGGATAATTTGAGAAAAATTATATGGAAAGATAATTGTGTCGTATCTCCTGGTAAATTTATAACAACAATACAAAAAGTAGCAAAATTAAAAGATGTCAATATTTTTACAGGTTTCTCTCAAAACGACGTATCTGAATTTTTATTGTTTATTATTGATTGTTTTCATAATACATTAGCTAGAAAAGTTAAAATGTCAATCAATGGAACCCCAGTAAATGAAAAAGATAAAATTGCAATATTATGTTTTAATATGATTGAACGAATGTATAAAAATGAATATTCTGAAATATGGAATTTATTTTATGCAGTTCATGTTTCACAAATAAAATCTTTAGAGACAAATGAAATATTAAATAACAGACCCGAACCTTTTTTTATCATAAATTTACCTATACCAGAAAATAATAAAAACCCTTCTTTGTATGACTGTTTTGATCTATATGTATCAGAAGAAGCACTCACAGGAGATAATGCATGGTATAACGATAAATCAAAAACTTATGAAGATGTAAAACGACAGATATTGTTTTGGAGTTTTCCAAGTATTTTAGTAATAGATTTAAAACGATTTTCAAATAAAAACAATAAAAATCAAAAAATAGTTGATTTTTCTATTGAAAATTTAGATTTATCAAAATATGTAATTGGATATAAGAAGCATGGATATGTTTATGATTTGTATGGAATATGTAATCATAGTGGGAGCGTTCATGGCGGTCATTACACTGCTTATGTAAAGAATGCAAATGATAAATGGTATTGTTTTAATGATACGAGTGTTTCGGAGATAAATCCTACCATGTTAATTACTTCAAAAGCTTATTGTCTGTTTTATAGAAAAAAAATAATTCATTAATGTATATACATTTTATATAAATAATATAGAATAATAAAATATTCATGGTAGTAATAAAAAATTTAAGCGATAGTATACAGGCAGACATATCAAAATATACTACATCCACTACATCCACTACATCTACTGCACCTACTACATCCACTACATCCACTGCACCTACTACATCCACTACATCCACTACATCCACTACATCTACTGCACCTACTACATCCACTGCACCTACAACATCCACTGCACCTACTACATCCACTACATCCACTACTCCAACACCTAGTACATCTTCAACTATATCATCTACACCATCAGTTTATGACACAAATGATAATAATATATATAATTTCCCATTATTACATGGAGGTGATGGATCCATAAAAAACTCATTTTCAAATTTTTTCAAAAACTTTAATTTAACACCTGGTGTTTTAATTGGTTTTTTAGTAGTTGTTGTTATATTTGTAGTTATATTTTCTTCATTAAGTTATTTAGGAAAAAATACTTCTGGTAATAGTTCATCTGGTGATAGTTCATCTAGCGATAATGCCACTTCTAATGATACAACTATGAGTGAATCAAAAAGTATTGGTAAATCCCGCATTATGATACTAATAATTATAGTTATAGTAGTTATAGCAATATCATTTTTATATACAAGATTTGAAGGAACTACTATCGTATCATCTATAAAAAATTTATTTACAAAAAATCCACAAGTTAATGTAACGGCTAGTAAAACACCTCCTGTATCAATGTCTCCATCAGCAAATACAATTCCAGAAGTCCCAGAAATAAAATTGTATAAAGAAGTTTTTAATATTCCTGGTAATAATTACACTTACGAACAAGCAGAAGCAATATGTACTGCTTATGATGCAAAATTAGCAACATACGACGAGTTAGAGGAAGCTTATGAAAGAGGAGCAGAATGGTGTAATTATGGTTGGTCTGAAGGTCAAATGGCATTATTTCCAACACAGAAAAAAACATACAATATATTACAATCAATAAAAGGCCATGAACATGATTGTGGACGCCCTGGTATTAATGGTGGATATATGGCAAATCCTAATGTGCGTTATGGTATTAATTGCTATGGTAATAAACCTAGAAGAACTGAAATAGAAAAAGAATTAATGGAAAATACAAATCCATATCCTTTAACTAAAGAAGACATGCAAATGGAAAAACAAGTCGATTATTGGAAAAAACAATTACCAAATATAATTGTATCACCTTTTAATAACAATCGATGGAGTAAATTATAAGATTTCTCATCAACAAAAATAATATGATATATAAATGAGTAAAAATGGTAAAATGGATAATATAGATTTTGTAGTTCCATTATGTAAAAATAATATGATAATTCGAATAACGATAGAATCGATTGTTTATAATTATCATCCTAGAAATATTTATATTATAACTAATTCAAAAGATTGTTACTATTTAGACAAAACATCCAAAAATTGGGATATTGGAAACACTATTATTAAAACTATAAACGAAGAGTATTTTTTTGTTAACAATTATGGATTAAGTAAAAAAGAAATAGAACAGTACTATACATTTATAGATAGCAACTCGAGAGAATTTGGTTGGTGGTATCAACAAATAGTTAAATTAGGAGCGTATAAACAAATAGAAAATCTCTCTGATCCATATGTTGTATGGGATTCTGATTTGATTGTTTTGCAAAAATGGAATTTATTTGAACCCAGTGATAGGATATATAAATTTGCAATTTTACAAGAATGTTCCAAAAATGAATTTAATAAAACTGAATATTCGAAATCGATAAAAAATTTGATTGGTTTAGATTCTATTGAACCCCCTATTAACGGAACTTTTGTACCTCATCATTTTATAATGCATCATAATGTTTTAGAAAGATTTATTCGTTTTATTGAAAAGAGAAACGGTGATAGAAATACAAACATAGAGTTATGGATAAAAATACTTATATCATTATCGAAAACGTACTATCGGTTTAGTGAATATAAATGTTTGGCTACTTTTATGCAAACATATTTTCCTGATTTGTTATTATTTTATCCGTTTGAATTATACGGTAGAAATGGCATACGTTATAGAGATTCCAGTGACATTATGGGAAAAATAAAAGATTTTTGTAAAATAAATAGTGATATGTCTTATCATAAATTCAAAGAATTCGTCCAAGTCAACTATGATTTTGGACCATCCTATATTCAAATAGAACATGTGGATGTGTAATTTATAGTTTCATTCTTATAAAATATATAAAGGTTTTATAAGAATTTATATAATAATGGAAAAAGAGGAGATATGTTACTTAAAAGCCGATGATAATAAAATCATCAATGAAAAATGTATAAGATGGGTAAAAAAAATAGATCAATGTTTGCACGTTTGTAATAAATCTGAAGGATGTGAAGTTGGTATTGGTACTCATAAAATATGCAAATTGAATAATCCTGACAGTTACGATAAACTGAATAAACATTTTGAATAATAATTTTATCTATATATATGTATGTATCGATTTTGCCGTTTTTTTATGGTTTAATTGATTCGAATTTTTTCTTGATTTTTTCTTTTCTGACTTGTTGTTTTTTTTGGATTTCTCATAACTGTTATCATTTGCATTTACTTTTTTAAGTAGTTCATTGTAAAGGTCATCCGAAATTTCGTTGTCATTATTCACATCCACTGCAGGTGAATTATTAAAGTTTTTATGTTGGTTTTTATGTAGGTTTTTTTCTTGTTTATAAAATAATCCAAAAGGCACTGCCATTGTATTCATATTTTTGTGAGTGTTATCACCACCAATCATGTTATCTTCATCATCATCAGGATGTTCACCGTATTCTGTGATATTTTTTAAAAGCATTGATTCAAGTACAAACCCACCCCCAGTTATTGTACCATCGTTGGATCTTGAAAAAACCATATCATGTTCTTTCATAAAATGTTCTTGGTCGGTTTTTTCTTCTAGTAAATCATTATGATTACGATTAGGCATAATCTTAAAAATATATTTATATTATAATTATATTTTTATATCGTCTATTACCAAAAATACATTTTGGTTACGTGGTTTTTATTTTTCGTTGTTGGTATTATAGTATCGTTTTAATTCTGTAACGGTCTTTGTTTCTCTCCTCTTCTTCAAATAATCTACTATTTTTTTGACCTGTTCTTCGTTTTTGATAATTTCAGACAAGCAAGTTTCTACATAGGTAAACGTTAATGGAGATGTTGTATGCGTATTAACTAGTTTAAGACGTCCATCAGTAATAGTAATAACCGTGTTGGTAGATAATTCACCAGTTGATGTTAATGAATCAAGTAATGTGGATTTTTTCTCTCGAAGTTCTTTTGCTTTTTCTTGGACTAATTTATATTGGTTATCTAGCAATACCCACTGTTGTAGTTGTTTCTCGATATTTTTATCCATAATGTAATTAAATTATATTTGTTTTTTTGTTTTTCAACAAATATAATTTTCCATTTTAGTTTAGTTTAGTTTAGTTTAGTTTAGTTTACATGACACACATTTATTTTCTGTATCTTCTGGTTCTATTACCTTTGGAACCTCTATTTGATTTTGATCTAGGTCCATAATATTGTTGTAATCCTAAAAGTACTAAAGGTGCTACTGCCTCACCGATCATTTGATTCCAGACACCACCTCTTTGGAGTTGGTTTTTTCTTGATCCACCATTTTGTATTTGCATTGCACCGGATTGTGATGAAGCCATAATAGCAGGATTTATATTTCTGTAATCTAATCCATTACTCATTGCCATAGCAGGACTATCTGAATTTTGCATTTGTTGATTAAATGTGCCAACAGTGGCAGGTTCGAATGCGGCTGCACCATTTCCGTTTGATGTAAATGTAGCTGGACTAAATGGATTATTACCGGAATATCCACCTTTCATCATTCTACGTCCACGTCCACGTCTGTGTCTGTGTCTTCTTGAACTCATTTTTTTTCCATGTCTTTTTGTATGTGTCATCTTTGTTTTTGCTTGTATATTATACATTATACGTATAAAAAAAATATATTAAGAATGTTTAAATAATATTGATTTATTACGAACTAAATATAATAACAAAATAATATTTACTAAAATAATCAAAATATTAATTAATATAAGTGATAAACCTATATACATGTAGGGAGTCATAATACTAACAATTACATCCATTATGGGAGTTAAAAATGTTTTTATTTCTTTTTTAATATCTTCCCTCTTCAAAAGTGCTAAACATTGATTTACCAATGTATCTTTCATTCTAATGTAATAGAATTAATTAATATTATTTTTTTATATTTTTTGCGTGTCGATACTATATAATTTTTCTATAGAACCAATAAATATCAATTATATGGAAAATATTTTTGCACCCGATGAAAATTTCAAATTTGATAATATTACTTTAGGACAACCCAATGCTATTCAGGGTGGTGCATATTTCACTAAAATATTATGCAACAATAAGTCACTTTATATTCAATGTCCTAAATGTGTATCAAAACAAGGTATTATTAAAAACGGAAAAAAAATGTATATCGATTTGTTGTTTAATCATAGCGACGAATCGATTATCCAATGGTTTATCAATTTAGAAAGTACATGTCAAAAACGTATATATGACAAATCAAATGAATGGTTTCAAAACCCGCTTGAATTAACTGATATTGAATCCGCATTTAGTAGTCCTATTAAGGTTTATAAATCATGTAAATACTATTTGTTACGAAGTAATATCAAAACCAATTATTTAAATGGAAATCCAATCATAAAAATATTTAATGAAAATGAAGAAAATATCAATGTTGAAGATATCAATGCGGAAACCAATTTCATATCTATTTTAGAAATACAAGGAATTAAATTTACTACACGTAATTTTCAAATAGAAGTAGAAGTAAAACAAATTATGACGATGAATGTAGATATTATATTTGAAAATTGTTTAATTAAAAAGCATAGTAACAATGTTGAATTAATACAAGAGACCAAAAATAATAAACTGGCCGATGACGGTATTGACGAGATTGAAGTTGTAAAGGGTCCACTAGCTCTAGGCGATACAGTGATTGCAGTTGACGATATGAATTCAAATCTAGAAGAAATTACAGAACATGTTTTTCACAATGATAGCGACGATGAAGATGATAATGTCGACAATGAAGATAATCTGACAAATAGTATTGCGGATAATATTTTAAATGATATAATAGAAAATTCAAAATCCAACACAAATGATACTCTAGGAATAGTTACGAATGGTCCAAATAATTCAAACGAATTAACAATTGATTCATCTTCGCTTAAATCTACAACTTTGGACCATTTGGACCATTTGGATGAATTGGATGATTTGAATGAAATCACGTTAGATATTGAAGAATTATTACCAGAAAATACAAATACTTTAGAAATACCTGTTATAAAACTGAAAAAACCGAATGAAGTTTATTATGATTTATTTAATAAAGCAAAAATAAAGGCGAAAGAAGCAAAAAAAATGGCAATACAAAGTTATTTAGAAGCAAAAAAAATAAAAGAAACATATTTATTGGTAGATGTAGATTTAAGTGATGTGGATGAGTATGAAGAATAAAATTTACAAAACAATAAATAAAAATCTCAAGAAAACATCAAAAACAAAATCTACTCAAAAATAAATAAAAAGTCATCATTCATATTTATATGAATTAAAAATAATTTTTCAAAATTATTTTATCCTTAATTTTATATAACGAGCATGTCAACTTTATTTAAAAAGACAAAGACAGAACATATATTTGTTTTAGTCATATGTTTATTTGTAGTAATTTATTTTATTTTCAAATTTTACAAACATTTAGATTCTAAGGGTAAATCCGGATCAGAAAAATACGGAGCAACAATGTCATCACAATATGGTAATAGCAATAAACAACAAACCGGAACGTCAAGCGGTATGAATATCCAACAAAATCTTAATAATAATGTAGTGTTACCATCTAGTGCTGATGCTTTACAAACTGATATAACTCCTGCTCCAGTTATGCCAGGAACACAAACTAGTATGCCTGGTCTCCCAACTTCATGTTCAAAACCAAATATCCAAAATCCTGTTGAATTATTACCAAAAGACGCCAATAGCCAATGGGCTTCCTTGAACCCAAATGGAAAAGGTTTCTTATCCAATATTAATTTATTGAATGCTGGATTCAATATTGGTATTGATACTATTGGTTCAAGTTTGCGTAACGCCAATCTTCAAATTCGTTCCGAACCAGTTAATCCACAATTGAATGTTGGTCCATGGAACCAAAGTACAATCACACCTGATTTCATGAGACCACCTTTAGAGATTGGTTGTGGATCACAATAATACTATAATAACAAAGTAGTGTAATTTACATATTTTTCATTTTTAATGCAAAATATATAAAATAACTTGATTATATAAAATAGGTTTTCATTATAGTTAAATTATATTTAAGCATATAGATAGATAGATAGATCAAATGACAGGTATGCAGATTTTAGGATATTTATTTGTTATATTAATTATTATTCTATGTTTAAGAATATATTATGAATCCGATTCTTTTCAGCTCAAATGTATTATATCCGGTGTAGATGGTAATCGATATTGCGTTCGGGATCGTAATAAAGTAAAACCCGCAGCCAATTTGTTGGCTACTGTCACTACAAAATGCAAAGATTTAGTCAATTATGTCAATGAAAAATACCCAAATGATCCAAAAGTTCAACGTCTTGTAAAAGGTTTCAATCCAAAAAAAATAAGTGAAACATTACCTAACAGTGAATTGACTGCATATAGTGAGAACAAAGGAGAGAAACTAGCATTTTGTTTAAATAAAAAGAAAGAAGATGATAACAATTTAATCGATATTAATACACTTACGTTTGTAGCGATACATGAATTATCTCATATTATGACTGTTAGTATTGGACACAAACAAGAATTTTGGCAAAATTTTAAATTCTTATTGGAGAATGCCAAAACAGCGAATATATATGAGCCTATCGATTACAAAAAAAAACCAAAGGAATATTGTGGTATGAAAATATCAGACAATCCATTTTATGATTTATAATGGATACGTGTCTATTATGTAATTGTTTCTAAAAATAATTAAAACTATTCTGTCTATAAAAAATAGACAGAATATATATGACAACCATTGAAAAGACATTACCAGCATATAAAATAAATCATTTGGTTAAACAAGATAAAATTGATACAATATATGTTTTTTATGGTAACTTTCCGAATGATATAAATTTAAACGAATTATTTAAAATGGAACCAAAAAATGAATTATTTTATCCTGAAATATTCAATGAAGAAGAATTAACTAACATTGAAAACAATAATATAAATGTTGTTTTTCTTTCGCAAAAAATTCATTTCGATGATTCAATTGCAACAATTAAAATTAAAATTATTAGTGAACTATCTATAATTTCTTATAAAAATTTTACTTTAGAGGAAATGTATTTATTTTGTATGAAAGAAGAAACGCTTGATACTATTTCTATTTATGAAACGTTGACACAAAACAAACGGTTTGGATTAACCAAAACCAGACTTTATAATTTTTTATTAAATATTATTCGCGATAGCCAAGGAAATAGTGTTACAATTCAAATCCCAGATGAAATAAAAGATAAAACTGTATTTGACTATGATGATGTAATTTCATTAAATATAGATGGGAAAACATTTTGGATGAATAAAGCTATCGGACAAAAATATTATTTGATTAACAACGAATATCCATACGTATATAATCCATTTGACAATAGAAATAATGACTATTTTATCGAACGAACGAAACGCGCTTTAACCACATCAAATAGCGAACTTTTATTAAATACAGGAAAAATAATTAACAACAATATTTATTTGTGTTTGGCTTCAGATGTTTTAAGTAACGTACAATCTGATCCTTCTGTTACTAGTAACAGTGATGAATATATAATTAAAGTCTATTATCCATTTTTATTTTCCAACAATATTTTCTCTCTAACAGATCTAGATAGAGAGCGTGAAAACTTGTCAGAACTCAATAAAGATTTGTTAAATCCTACAGTTATCGATTCCTTTAATATCACTAATTTGTTTTATGATGTGTATAATGAACGAAAAAACGAATTAAAGTATGAGAAAACAGGGATTACACATATAAGAGCTATCATACATCCGTCTTATAATACACATATTCCTATCGATGTAATTTTTAAATTATTACATGCAACAAAAGATGTGCCTTTAGTGAAATATAATCCTGCATCTAGACAAGAGAATATGTATAGACTTTACACTGACAAACTTTCGGTTGACGGTAGAAAAATTCCATATTTAAACAAGGCGACTATTTTAAAATTAGTTAAAACATTGGGTAGTGATAAAATGGTTTCTCTCTACATTGAAGATTCAATCAATAACAATCCTTATACAATTACATGTGAATTTGAGAATAACGGGATAATTTCTATTGTCGGAAATTTCAATCAACCAATTGATTTGAGCGAGATCAACGTTCTATTCAAAAAAATGGTGAATCCAATTATTAACAATTTGAATGATTTTCTACAACAAAATGGTTACAAAATAAATTTATTTGATTCTCTTGACGGGGATAATATTGAAGTGAGTAATTTAAAGTATGAAACTACTATTGAAATTGATAAAAATATTAATATAAGAGAATTAACAAATTGTATTTCTACTATTTTTGTTGTTGAATCGACTGATGTTACAAATGATATTCAATTACGATTTAAAAAAGTTGCGAATTTTAACAAAGCAACTAGTCAAGAAGCATTTATTATTGAGAAACAAAACGAAGGGTTACGGGGTGCTGAAATTGTTGATGCATTATTACAAAGTTATCCTGAAATGTCGAGAGATGATGCTATTAATTTGTTTGAAAAAATTGTTAGTGAAGCAGAATTACAACGCACCGCAAAACGAAAAACGATTACTATTCGAAATAACCCAGGGTTTAAAACAAATATTCATTTGAATAAAGAAAAAGGTGTTATTACCATTACAATGGAAAATATAAACAATATTAATTATTTGCAAACAGTTCCTATATATCTGGATACTATGGTGCGTTTAACACAAAACACAACAAGTACAGGATTTCCATTAGAAAAAATAAATGAATTATGTTTTATGTCTAAGAATAATGAAAAAGAGCTGGATACATTAAATGTAGCATTAGATGACATTATATCAGCATCTGAATCTTCATTAATAGAGAATGATATGAATAAAGAGATTAATAAATTGGAATTGGAAGACATTGAAAAGGAAGAAACAAAGAGTCAGATTGGTGATGATGATGATGATGATGAGGTAGATAATAATATAGAAAGTGAAAACGACCAAAGAGAAGCAAAAGAAAAAATTGCGAATGTTTTAGACATGTTTTATGGTGATTATGAAGATGAAGAAGAAGAAAGCGAAGAAGGTGTAAACCCAGTGGGGGGAAGTGGTAATGGTGAGTTGAAGATGCCTCTAGAAAATAATGTAAAAGATATAGTTGGTATGAAATTGAGTAATCCATTTTTATTTCAAGAAAGATTGGTAAATCGTGAACCAGTATTAATTTTAAAAGAAGCAGAAGGAAAATTCAATCGATATTCTAGAACATGTCCGTCGACTACTCGTCGACAACCTGTTATATTAACGCAAAGTGAATTAGATAAAATAAACAAAGAAAATGAAGGATTTTTACAAGAAGAAGATGTTATTAAATATGGATCGAATCCTGATAATAAATATTATTATGTATGTCCCAGATATTGGAATTTAAAAACAGATACGTTAATTACACCCAAAGAAATTTCTGACAACCAGTTGGAAGATAAAATAATACCAAAAAATGAAAGAACTGTTCCAAAAGGAAAATACATTTATGAGTTTTACAATCCTCCAAAAAATGATCCCAATTATAAACATTATCCTGGATTTCAAGTAGATAAACACCCAAATGGGTATTGTTTGCCATGTTGTTTCAATAGTTGGAATACACCAAAACAATTGGAAAGAAGAAAAGCGTGTTCTGAAAATGTAAAACCTGATTTTGATAAGGAAACCAAGGATATTGCAAAAACAATAAAAAATCAAGAAATACAACAAAAAGAAGCTTCTTTGGAGGTTTCCGCTCAAAATGAAAATATTGACTTTGGAGAGGATGAAACTGAACCAAAGCAAAAACAACAACCAATGTCGCAACCACTATTACCAGAAAAACCATATAAAAAAGAAAAGGCGCCTGAATTAGAAAATTATGTTATTGGACCTGAAAAATTCCCTATTTCAAAAGGTCGATGGGGGTATTTACCTACTGCTATCCAAAAAATTCTTATGGAGGTAAATTATAAATGTCAAATTAGTAAAAATAATACAAATATTCGACCGGATCACACTTGTTTAGTCAGACATGGTGTAGAATCTGATATAAATCAATCTTTTATAGGATGTATTGCGGATGCAATCTTTTTTACCAAATTGGATGAAAACAAACAACCGATGCAAATACCTACCATAAAAAAAATGAAGGAAATTATTATTGACTCTTTGTCAATTGATTCTTTTCTTACTTATCAAAACGGCGTTCTCGTCAATACATTTATGGTTGATGTGGGTATGAATGTTGAAGTGGATAGTAAAAAAATAGAGAAATACAAGGATTCTACTTTGTATAAAAAAACAAGTGATGGCAAGTTTTTTAATAAAGCGATCAGTTCTTTTGAAAATTTCATTGATTTTTTAAGGAGTAGTGATAGTATAATAGACTATACTTATTTATGGGATATTGTTTGTCGTCCAAACCCTCTTTTATTTAAGAGTGGGATCAATTTAGTTATTTTAGAAATTCCCAATAATGACATTACCAATAACGTCGATTTTATCTGTCCTACCAATCATTACTCCAATCATTTATTTGATGGTAAAAAACCAACATTGGTTTTGATTAAACAAGAATCTTTCTTTGAACCTATTTATTCATATCGATTCAATAAATCCAATGAAACATTGTTTGTTGGTAAATTATTCAGTGAATACGATACAAAACTATCCGTTACAATGCGTGATTTTTTCAAAAAAGTGGTAAAACCCTACATGCAAAATATGTGTACGCCTATTCCTAGTATCCCCAACTTATATAAAATGACTCAACCTATTTTACTAGACGATTTGATTCACCATTTGGATAAAATAAACTATAAAATAGTAAACCAAGTCGTAAATTATCAAAACAAAGTAATTGGCGTAATTGTTATGGAAGGTAGGAAAGGGCACGGTTTTATTCCATGTTTCCCTTCCGCTATCAATGATAAATATGATTATCAATTCATGACTGATAAAGATATATGGAATACATATACAGACACGTTGGCATGTCTATTAGATGTTTATAGAGAGAGCAAAGGAAAAATACCATGCAATCCTATTTTAAAAATAGTCGAAGATGAAATGATAGTTGGATTTTTGACACAAACAAATCAATTCGTCCAATTATCTCAGCCTGTTTCTATTGCAAGCGAATCAGTAAAAGATGATATACCTTTATTGAAAGATCAGCATTATGTTGTTACTAATGTCAGTGATACGGACGCGGGTAGCGATGAAAAAACACGCCAATTAGAAAATGTGGATGTTACCATTGCATTATCGAATCGTGTTGATTCTGAACGCGTTGAATATATAAAAAAAATCAGAATGGAATATGAATTTTATCAAGTGTTTCGCACAACTATACGAATTTTATTAAATGATTATGAAAATATCAAATTGCGTGAATCTATTGAAGATGAAGTCAAAAAAACTTATGTTATGTATCATTCAAAAATTGAGATTGTCAAAAAATTATTAAAAGAACTGGTCGAGAGAAAAAGCACGGTTATTTTCACCGACAATTATAATTATGATATGATTAAAGAAATAACTACATGTGTTACTCGATCGAGTAGTGAAGGCGTCGGCGAATCTGGAGAGAAAAATAAATGTTCTATGAAATCACCTCTTTGTGTTGTATCTGACAACGGAAATACATGTCAGCTTATCCTTCCTAAAAAGAATCTTCTTACTGGTAAAAACAATGAATTAATATATTATGAAAAAATGGCGGACGAATTAATTCGATACATACGTATCAATAAATACATTTTTGAACCAAAATCTTACTTATCTTTTGAGAATATGGGGTACAATTTGAATGATGATGAAATATTATTGTTTCAGTCCTTGTTGACACAAGAATATTTTGAAGGACTGATTCCAGTGATACAAAATAAATATGTAAAATACAATAATTATGATTCTGTAGAACCAATTTTAACAGAGTATTATGACAATACTGTAAAATATGATCCAAATACACTTCTCGTTTCTGGAGTCGCACCCTCACCCGCACCCGCACCCGCACCCGCACCTATTAAAGTTCCAAATGTACCGGTACAACCATCTGCGTTGACACCTCCCCCATTGTGTAAATCCACCATTAACAGCAAAATATCATCAGGAATATGGAAAAGATGTTTCCCATCTGTTTGTGGTGAAAAAGAATATGAGAAAACAGTCGAATGCACGTTTCAACTATTGGTCGACATTGGTATTAATTCAACAATTAATTCAATACGCAAACAATTGTATGATGAATATAAAAAATATTTACCAACATATGAAGGTCAAATATTAGATATTTTAATGGTCCAAGGGAAAAAATCGTTGGTAGGGCGAGTAAAATCAAAAATGATAACGTTTCATGATTTGTTGTTTTCTGAAAGTTATTATTTGACGACACTTGATTATTGGATTTTATTAACAAAATTTCGGATATCCAGTTTTTTCATTTCTTCTAAATTTTTATTTGATACTAAATACACGTCGAATAATATGTTGGTTTTTGATGATAGGAGACAGGATAAATTTGTATTCATTGTTATTCCTGGAATTGTCAATGACGCTGTTCCTGCATATAAATTAATTGTCAATAAAAAAGAAAATGAAAACGTTTTTATATCGATAAAAGAATTCAATGATTGTGAAGGTAGGAATGATTTAATGACGAGTGTTGATCGATATGATTTTGGTAGTAATGGTGTAGAACAATACATTAAAAACTTTACTAGAGAGAAAACCACCGTTTATAAAAAGAAACAACCTATTTTGGTAATGGATGAAACACCCGAACAAAGTGAAAAAAAAGACTCTGAAAATGGAGAAAGTATATCATCATCAAAATCTATTGAAGTAACGTCTCCTAAAAATGTGAATGCTCTTAGAAAAAAAGCTATTGGTACGAAAAAAAATGTTATTAAAAAAATTGTAAATAGAAGACAACATACTGAGAAAAAAAAGAATACTGATATAGGTTTGAAAAAACCATTGTTAATTATAGCAGAAGAGTAAATGCAAAATACAAACTAATGTAAATTAAATTATATAATATAAGTAATGTTTCTCTTTTTATAGGATAAGGCCAATAAGGTAATAGTAGAATAGTTAAATTTGCTATGCATAACAAGAATAATGAAATTATACTTATTCCTCCATATTTTTTGAAGTTTATTAATACAATTAATAATGATAAATGTACTAATGTACTAATAACAGCTGTTCCAATACCAATATTATTTTCAATGTAATTATAATAAGTGTCAATTGTACCGATGATTCCTATACATACAATATGATATAACAAATATTTACGTGTATTAGGTATATATATATATATTACACAAGCAAGTGGTATCAAAAAATAAGATAATTGAAATTGAAATCTACGTTTAAAAATTGTGTTATTAAAAAACATATTATATATTAAATTATATATATAATTTATTTGGCATAGGGAAACAATAATTTATCGATTGTTGTTCTCACACAAAATAATCTGTGTAGTATTATTCCTAATACAAATAGTATAACACTCACCCAAAAAAATGATTTTTTGAATAGATAAGATATTATATATGCCACTAGTAGTGTAAGAAGCACATCTACAATCGAAATATTGAATATTTTATAAGAATGAGCTCCTTTCCCTGGTTCTCCTAATATATTTTTGTACTTGCACAAATTCATATTTTTATATTATATCTGAATATAAAAATATGTTATAAAAATGCGTATAATGAAGCTATAAAACAACAAATATGTAACATTCCATGACAATAAATATGGTTCGAACAACACCATTCTCTTGATGAATAATAATTGCTCATATAAAATGAGAAAAATATACCAAATAAACTAACTATATATGAATAAAATAAAACCATTGAAATTTGTAAATTTTTACACAATAACGTATAAATTATAAAATAACTAATTGAAAATTTGGCAACATATGCATCTACCCTATGAACTATTGAATATTTTTTTGGGTTATTCCAAAACAATTGTGACATTATAATTGAAGCCAGTAAACATAATCCCAATAAAACTTCATGAATATTTTTTTTAGAATTTATTATAAAAAAAATAAATGATATAAATAATAATAAATTTGTTATTTTTAAATATTGTGGTTTTGTATGTAATTGTATTTGCATTGTGTGTTGACTATATTTACACCATAATAGGTCTTTATATTTTTTATATAATATTTTAAGAGGTCAGGTCAGGTCAGGTCAGGTCAGCGGTTTACATGAACCCTGGGTTGTATTCATTGTCTCCACCCATATCACTGAATTTTATACTTACCACATTATTTTGTACCATCATGTTCTTTGTACTGCATAAATCTCCCGGTTCTTCTATTTCTCCGAAAGCTTCCTCTATCATTTTTTCGTCTTCTGTTTGGACGTATTTCATATTTTCTTCTAACTTCATCATTTCATCCAAATCCAAAACAACTTGGAAAACACTTGTACCATAAAATCCTTCTTGGCCCATCATGACATTCGCTGAAATACCTTTCATTGTATCCAACTCGGCATGTTTTGCCGCCTTCAAAAACATTTCTGGGGTCTCTTCAAACGATGCTTTTGCAATTGGACCAATATTATCATTATTGATACCATGTCTAAAGATTGAGATCATTTTACTTGTTGCTGTCATTCTATCACATAATACACTGAAATGATGTGAATTAATATAGGTACCATCAAATTCTATAACATCTACAATTTCATTGTAAATGGCTTGTCTTGCCGCTTCAATACCTAATACATGGAATATCTCTACAATATCATTACTAAATGTACGGGTTGGATCAATATAGTCCAATGCTAAAACGTCCATCATATTTGTACCTACTGTATCTAACACCCATATGTCTTGTTTTTTATAAACACCCGAATTCTCTACCACATTATCCTTGATCTTTCGCAATATTACTTTGTTGATTCCTTTAATACCACGTAACACTATGTTTTGTAATAACTGATCTTGGAAGTTTTTCAATATATAAATGTGATCGGATTGATCTAATGGGTTGGCTGATTTTTTACCTTTACTGCCTTGTTTTATTACATTATTCATACGAATTCTGAATATCAATTTATCGTCGTTGTAGTCTGAATATATACAATTGATTTCATCTCCATAACTATTTTTCAATGTAAAATTAACATCATCCATGGTTATATTTTTCTCCAACATCACATTTGGATCCATCGTCATTCTTACAATCCATTTTGATTTTTCATTGGTATCGTCCATCAAAGACACGTTGTTGCATTCATCAATCATAGACTCAAATTTTCTATATTGTTCTATCGTTGTTTTGTCTTCGTTAATCAGAGTATTTAAATCATCTGGATCAAAACATATTTCAACGGATTCAACTATTTCTTCCAATTTGGTGTGTTCTATCATATACATAATTGCACTGGCTTTTTCTTTGTCGGTTTCATCTTCTCGGTTCAAATAAACGGTGAGTGAAGGGTTCTTTGGTTCGCTCGATAATGACAGAATTTCTTCGATTCTTGGAACACCACGAGTTACATTGGATTTAGAAGAAACGCCTGCAAAATGAAAAGTGTCGACAATCGCTAGACCATTATAGGTGTTAAAGTTTCTAGTATCTGCTACGGTAAGATCATATGCATAATTTGTTGTATTAGATACTTCTTCAATAGTTTTAATTTTATCAAATATGACACCAGAATACATGTCATCTCTTTTTTGAAATACCAATTCACCATCTATTTCATTTGGAATAATAGTAGCAATTTTATGTATATTATATTTATATTCATGGTTTAATAGTTGTTTTAGATTCTCTTGTTTGTATTTTATTTTAATATTTAACATAGAAGCCAAACTATGTATTTGTGATCCAGTTATAAATAAATTATATAACTGTTTAATATTTTTACTACCGCGGTTATTGGTTTCTTGTTTTTTATATTTTGTAATGTAACTGTACGTGTTTAATATATTCAATATTTGTTGAACGTCTATTAAAAGATTTTTAGATACAGATGACATTGTGATTATTTTTTCTTTTGTTTTTACCGACCCATCCCCACCAATATAAGCATCCAAAAATCCCAACAAACATTCTTTGTTTGAAAATATTATCTTATCTGAAACGAATTTATTATGACTTAATTTACCGCATAAATTTTCCAAAATATGACATAAAACTGTATTATAAATTCTCAAATCTTGACTAGTCCATCCTTCTTTATTTTTATTTTCATTTTTGTATATTTTTGTTG